CCGACCGATCCGATGCCAGCCATCGGCGATGACGGCGAATACGACAGCAAGATCTTTTTTGTGGACATGGAGCTTACTGAAAAAGGCTGCGAGGTCTGCGGTCTTCCTCCCCCGATGCGACTGAACCCTGTTGAAGAACCAAAAGCCAAGAAAAAGAAGCCCGTCCGACAACCGACTGCGGACCTGTTTGGAGACGACGACGAATGAGCGGAAATGAAAAAACGATTCGGCAGTGTTCCGACAATGCGTTTCGGAATCACATCATTCAGGAACTTGCGCGCGACGGTGTCGTGCGATGCTGGCGCTGTGGACAACCAAACACCGGAGTCTACGCATTTTGGGTTACGACGTATCCGGGCACGATCGTAGTCAGCGGTGACATTGGGGAACTAATTGTGGAGCGGCATTACGACATGCTGCCGTGGTGCCGTGGCTCCGTTGATTCAACGAGTTATTTCGCCTCGAAAGTGCCGCACGCGATCAAGACAACAGTGTTTTCCGAAGACCGATGCCGCGAGTGGATCAACGAGGAACTCGCCAATCTTCGCGGTGGGGCATGGGAGGATCACTGTCGCGACGAAAAGAAACGGGACCGCTTGATTGAAGTCCTGACGGATGCGATGGACGATCTTGATGGCGACGGTTTCGGAGAAGACCAGATGTACCACGCAACCCACGAAGTCTGGCAGGGAAGCGACCCGCCGAACTTCTCGGACTGGAACTCCAATTTCCTTTGGTGCCGTGATGCGATTCGATGGTTTGTGCGACACCACGACGAACCGGAAATTAAACGCCCAGAACACAGGGAAGCGAGCTTGCCACAATGAGTGATCTCGTCAGAATCGAACCGCAGCCCGACATGAAGCCGTTTCAAATCGACTTCCAAAATCGCGGCCCTGAATACTGGTACAACGAGCGGAGACTATATCGTGAACGTGGTCGCGGCCCGATGTTCATCAGCTGGAAGTGTCCGTTCGGAGCGGACGGAGAACCGACGTTTGTTGACGGGGCTTGGTACTGGAAAAGAACTGGCGCCGATCCACAACAGGAAGTTTCCCGTAAACTTCTTGACGCCGAATCGGAAGCCACGTAGGATCGTTGCAATGAAAAGCTGTAGCCACACATCAGAACAGGAATCAACCGCTTAGGCGGATTACGCGCCGCATTGCATGGTTACAGCTTGCAATGTCGGCGTTTTGTTTTTGGGGAGCCGAATGAAGCCGTGGAAGCCGCCGTACAAGACGGAAACACAACTCTGTGCCGCATTTATCGCGGAAGCCAAGAAGCTAGGATGGGTTCCTTATGCGGAAACCTGCGGGTGGGACATACTCTTGGTGAATCCGGACGGAGTTCAAGTCGGTGTTCAGGCCAAGATGCGGCTCAACGCCGCCGTAATGAAGCAAGTGCTGCCGTCTCGATATGAGTTCGAGCAACCGGGGCCGGATTTTCGCGCCGTGCTCGTTCCGGTGGCGGATCAGGATTGGGATCACGTCTTATCCAGTATCGGTGTAATTCTCCTGAAGCCGGAGCCGAATTACATCACCCCATCTGGGTTGACCAGAGAACAGATCAAGGCATGGCTGAACGATCCTCCGGTCACGTTCACGGCACTTGAGCTTGTGAATCGAGACTTTCTTGAAAACAGGTACTGGAACCCGGCTGCGCGTCATCCGCTTCCGGAATACATCCCAGACGTCCCTGCGGGGGCATCATCCCCGATTCGGCTCACGGAATGGAAGATTTCAGCCCTGAGAATCTGCGCCGAAATCGAGATCAATGGCAGTATCCGCTCAAAGCGAATGGGTGATATCGGATGCGACCCGCGACGATGGCGCCAAATGGAATGGGTGTCCCCACATCCTGAAAAAAGAGGGGAGTGGATTGCCGGGCCGAATCTCAGATTCCCGGCACAGCATCCCGACGTCTACAAGCAAATTCTGGAAGAAGCGAGGGCCAGCGTTGACGCCTGACGAAAAACGACTGCTTCCACCCCCGGAAATCATCGGCGAGGTGCGAAGCCACAACAAACTCTGGAAACGCGACGGGAGACGACACCTGACGTGGTACATCGACATTCGGATGCCAGACGGCGTTCAGAGACGATTGCACGCCAGTTCTCGCGGAGTTCTCCGGAAACGACTGCTCTACTTCAAGACGCTGGACCGGCTTCTGATCAACTCTCTGATTCCTCCGGGGCCAGCACAGACACCGAAATCGGAAAAGACGTTGGCGAGGCTCCGGCGCCGAACTGAGGCGAAAAACCTGAAGCGAGGCAAGAAAGCGGAACCGCAGAAACGAAGCGGGTGGAAAGAGGTTACGGAAAGCACAGCACCTCCACACCTGACGTTGATGGATCTCATGAAGCGACGGCGAGAGGCCGCGAAGGGGGCGAAATGAAGGCGGAGTATCCGAAGCGAGAGCCATTCTTCGCACACAAGGCGATGAGACTGATGATGCGAACATGCCTCATCAACGAGATCGGCCACGGCGCGTTTAGCCTGTTGGTTGTGATTGGCCAGACTGAGGACTCCGCCAGATACCGGAGGCCGATCACATGGTATGACGAGCAACTTGTCCCAGTGGCAGGGTTTAGCGACAGGCAAACACTTGCGAGAGCGAGAGACAAGGCCGTGAAAAGCGGCTGGCTGCATTATGAGCATGGCAAGAAGGGTGTTCCGGGTAAATATTGGATCACGATCCCGCAGCATGCGAGGGACATCGAGGACTCCGAGATTGGCTTTGTGAGAGAGCACTACCCTACTGAACCTGAAGATTGTGTATCACCAGTAATACAGCAACCATGCGGAAACCAATGCAGCAACCATGCGGAAACTAATGCAGCAACCGCGCCGGAACCAATACCGCAAACGTGCGGAAAGCAATACACTCTTATACCTAATCCTAAAACACCTAATCCCATTCCTGAACCCATTGCGGCCCCCGAAAACTTCGGAAAATGGGATTTGAAAGATTCGGATCTGAAAGACACCCAGAAGCTCGTCGACTGGCTGAACCACACGAAGCTCGTTGAGCCGTGTCACGAAAACGAACTCAAGGTTATCGCGGCGGCGGAGCGTGCACTGTCCGTTGATGCACTTGGCGGCGAGCCTGTCGAGAGTCGCGTGGCCTACTTCGTTTCGATTGTGCGAGACGGGCTGTGGCGAGTGATTACCGATGCTGACCGTGATCGCGGGAAGCTGCGTCATATCACATGGAGCCGCGCCAATCGGTCAACCGGAGATCCACTTGGGCTGGCGGCGATGTTTCAATCACCTGACCAATCCACATGAATGGAGTTTTGCAATGACAGTCCAATCCCCATCGAAACCGCGAACCAAATCAATCAACGACCTTGATGTCCCGCCGCAGCATCTTGAATCGGAACGAGCACTTATCGGCTCACTTTTGCTCGACAATCGAGTCTATGACGACATCTGCGAGTTGGTGAAGCCTGAGCACTTCTACAGCGATGTTCACTGTTCGGTTTACAAAATCATCAGTGCCCTGATTGACAACGGAAAGCCCGCCGATGCCGTGACGGTAGCCGAGAAACTGGATGCGACCGGAGTTCTGAGTGAAGTCGGTGGAGTTCCGTTCATCCTGCAATTGCTGGAGTCCGTTCCTCACTCCGGACATGCGGCGCACTACGCCGGAATTGTTGTAGAAAAATGGTCTTTGCGTTCGCTTCAAGGCATTTGCCAAGACTCCCTTCGGTCGATTCGTGCTGACGGAGACGACGTTCTTGAGGAGCATGAACGAGCGTTGTTTGCGCTTGCGGACCAGCAGAAGTCATCGAATCAGGAAATGTCGATTGGCGATATCCTCGTGGAGACGATCGCTGCGATTGATCACAGATCCAAGAATCCGACCGCTGTAGCCGGTGTTTCGAGTGGTTTCACTGACGTCGACCTGATGACAAATGGGTTTCACAAGACGACTCTTACGATTCTGGCCGCACGCCCGTCAATGGGCAAGACCGCATTCGTCTGCAATTTGGCGGACTGGTTCATTTCCAGCGGTGTGTCAACTCTCATGTTTAGTCTGGAGCAGTCGAAGCTGGAGTTGGCGGAAAGGTTTCTTGCGATTCGATCGAAGGTGGATGGCCACGCGATTCGGAAGGGTAATATCGCACCAGCCGACAGGCACGCAATCTTGGAGGCGTCCAGCGAACTTTCGCAGCAAGGGAACATGTGGATTGACGACACCGCGTCAAGATCGGTAGCTCAGATCAAGGCGATTGCCCGCAGGATTAAGCGAAAGCATGGGCTTGGAATCATCATCATCGACTATCTGCAATTGATTGAGCCAGAAGACAAGAAGGCGACTCGCGAAAATCAGGTGGCGGCGATTTCTAGAAGGCTGAAAGCACTGTCCAAAGACTTGGATGTGCCCGTGATTTGCCTGAGTCAATTGAATCGCGGCGTTGAGACTCGCGACGACAAGCGACCTCGCCTCGCTGATTTGCGAGAGAGCGGGGCCATTGAACAGGATGCGGATATCGTCATGTTTCTTCACCGCCCAGATGCCTACGATCCAGAAGACCGACCCGGATTGGCGGAGATCATCATTGCCAAGCATCGCTCCGGGCCAGTTGGCATCGTCAATTTGCAGTGGCGAAAAGAAACGATGCGGTTTGAAGACCAGAAACCTGCTGACGAATCAAATTCGCAACAATTTTGAGAAGTTTCTAAAAAACTTCTGATCTGAATCGTCTGGCGTGCGTAAACTGGGGAGTGGATGGTCACATGGCTATGGAAACCAAAATGAAAATCAGCGTTACCGAAGAAGACATTGTTCAGTCCGCAAAGCTGCTGGAGCTTCTCAAGAAATGGGAAGCAGTCGTAGGTATTAACCGCGAATACTCGTTGGGGCTTGCGACGTTCTCAATTGGCGAGAATACGGCATCAGTAACGACAGATTCGTACACCTTGCGGCAGCTACAGCCAAAAACAGCGGTGAGTAAGTGCGGCAAGGAAATCGGGCTTCTGGTCGGAAGCCGAGTGTCGGCCTTGGCGGGAGAGGTTTTGGCGTTGATTAAATCTCACATGCCGTTGCCGTTGTCTGAATGAGAAAGGGGGAGCGATGAAAGCTACTGTCAAGCCGCCTCAGTTCGTGAGGCTGAAGGGATTGCCGGGCGCGAGGAGCGTCGTCAGGGCTATCCACGTTCGCAGTAGAACTGACGCTGTGAGGTGGCTCTACAAAAAGAAGTCAATCACCGTCTCTGGTGAATTGGGAACGGCAAACGTGTTTTACACCGCAAAAGGCGAACTCGTCGCCGAACTCAGCCGATTTCACACGACAGTCGATTCGGTGGCTTGTAGGTCGAGTTTGACCCCATGCAAGTCGGTCGCCGCTGCGTATCGGTGGCTGAAAAATATGTGGCCTGCCCTTGGGTGTGACTAATTCAGGAGAACTGTCAGTGAAGATTTATTTGGCGTCCAGATACGGGCGACGTGTCGAGCTTTGCGGATACCGTGACAAGCTCGAAAGCCTTGGCCACGTCGTCACCAGCCGATGGTTGACCGGAGATCACACCATCGGTGGATCGGATTCACCTCCCGATGGCGACAACGGTGAAATGAGCGAAGAGGCAATTAAAAACCGACAGAGGTTCGCAGAGGAAGATGCAGAGGATGTATCCGCCTGCGATCTGCTGATTGCGTTCACGGAACCCGAAAACAGTCCGTATTCTCGCGGCGGTCGTCATGTGGAACTCGGGATGGCATATGGACTGCTTCGCGAGGTCATGGTCGTCGGGCATCGTGAGAATATCTTTTGCTGGCTCCCGGATATCCACTTCGCGCGGTCGTTTTCTGAAGCACTGGCAATGCCAGTCCTTGCGGACTGTCAACCCTGAAAGGCTCCAATGTCACATTTTGCGTTCATTTCCGGGTACACGTCAGATCGTTTGTCTGCTCCAGTTCATGCGGTTCCGGCGATTCTCAGTGAAAAGAAGCTTGGCGACGACGGCGCGGTGCGAATCGAAGCCGATCACAACGGGAAATCACTCTGCGGTCGTGATGTGAGCGACATCATGCCGCGAGTGACGTTTGAGGTTGCGATTCTGGAACGTGCGGATGTTCACGACAGGCCGAAATACTCGGTTTGCGTGGCGTGTGAGGAAGAGTACGAGCGACGGCGGGCAACGTGACGATTACATTTGGTTCTGTGTGCAGCGGAATTGAGGCGGCTTCTGTTGCATGGGAGCCTTTAGGGTGGCGTGCATCGTGGTTTGCCGAGATTGAGAAGTTCCCTTCGGCGTTGCTTGCTCATCGGTTCCCGTCTGTCAAGAACCTTGGCGACATGCGAGCAATCCCGGAAATGCTGCATACAGGCAAGATCAACTCGCCGGATGTGTTCTGTGGCGGAACTCCATGCCAAGGGTTTTCTGTCGCGGGGCTTCATGGTTCACTTTCCGATCCTCGCGGCCAATTGTCACTCACGTTTTGCGAGATTGCCGATGCCATTGATTCAGCGAGACTTGTTCGAGGAAGTCGACCCTGTGTTGTCTTCTGGGAAAACGTCCCCGGAGTCCTGCGAACAAGCGACAACGCATTCGGTTGCTTTCTTGGAAAACTGTCTGGGGAGGTTTGCGAACTCGTCGCAGCAGGGGGAAGGTGGCCGAACGCTGGTGTTGTTGTTGGACCCCAGAGAATCGTCGCGTGGAGGGTTCTTGATGCCCAATATTGCGGACTGGCCCAACGACGCAAGCGTGTGTTCGTTGTCGCAAGTTCTCGAACCGACGGAATCGATCCCGCCCAAGTATTATTTGAGTTCGATGGCGTGCGCCGGGATTCTCCGCAGAGCAGAGAAGCGAGGCAGCAAGATCCCCGAACACCTGAAGGCAGCGTTGCTGGCGATGATTCAGTAGCGAACTGTCTTCGCGCAAAAGGCAACTCGGCTCACGATCATACGCTGGAAACTTACATCGCGTTTTCATGCAAGGACTCCGGTTCAGATGCTGGCGACATCAGCCCGACGCTGAGATCCATGAATCACGACGGTTCCCACGCCAATGGCGGCGGTCAGGTTGCGATTGCATTCAGGACGACAGGAAATTCTGGCTGCTACGAAACTGGCGATGCGGTTGGTGCGATAACTCAATCATCGGACCCGAATGCTCAGGTTGTCGTGTTTCAGACGCGGGGAACCAATCTTTCTGTTGGCGATATTTCAGGGACACTTGGAACGAATGGCGGTTCCGCGTCCGGTTCCGCCCCGTGCGTCCGTGACACAAAAATGCGAGTTCGCCGATTGACTCCAGTTGAGACGGAGCGGCTTCAGGGGTTCCCTGATAACTGGACCCGCATTCCATGGAGAGGAAAGCCTGAATCGGAGTGTCCAGATGGGCCGCGATACAAAGCCATCGGGAATTCATGGGCGATTCCAGTTGTCCGCTGGATTGGAAAAAGAATCGACGACGCCCTCGCCTTGCCTTGAGAATGGGAAGTTTCTAATATACTTCCATGAAGCGAACCGGACGACTCCGACACCGCAGCCCGACAAACTCCCGCCCCAGTGAGGATCGAGCGTTGCGGGATTCGTACCGCGCGGCAAACCCGGATTGCGAGTTTAGGAAATGGATTCCAGAACTCTCCGGGTTGCCTGTCCGGGCGTCTGAAGTGAATCATATCTTTTCGGTCGGTCGTCGCCCCGATCTTCTTTCGAATCTGATCAATCTCAGTGCTCGTGCGCATCACCAGTTCTTTCACGAACACCTCATCGACGGAAGGATTTTGTCGCTGTGGATTAAGTGGAAAAAAGGCGAGCTTGACGAAGCTGAGGTCAAACAGGCATCCGGGAAGTTCATTGCCGGGATTCTCTGTGCCGATGCGACGATTGATTGGGTTCAGCCATATCTCGAACAGCTTAGAGGGGCGTTTCCGTGATCAGCATTTCTGTTCCGCTTCCGGCCAAGGAACTCAGTCCAAACGCTCGCGTTCACTGGAGAGTCAAGGCGAAGGCTACAAAGGCGGCAAGGGAGAATGCTTTTGCGGCTGCGATTGTTCACGGAAAGCCGATGTGGAAAGCAGCCAGCGTGCTTTGCGTGTTCACGTTCAAGGACAAGCGAAGCCGGGATAGAGACAACCTCCTTTCTTCCCTCAAGGCGGTTTTTGATGGTCTGGCTGATGCTGGTGTCGTCGCGAACGATTCGGCGCTAACTTACAAGCCCGTCGAGATCACCGCCCCGGACAAAGCGAATCCTCGTGTCGTCATCTATATCGAGGAAACCAAGTGACCGACAACGAGATACTGACCGCACACAAAGCTCTGATGTCGACGCTGAAACCGTTCGACTGTGACCCTCGTGGCGACACCTACCGGGTGATGATTCACGCCGACGGCAGATCCTATCTCGGCGAGGGTGGCAATTTCGCCTCAGCCGCATCAAACGCGGTCCGCTGCTATCGAACGAAAGGCGAGACATGAGCCTCGATTCCGCCCCAGATGACGCGGCAGGCCAGATGCGACGTGACCGCGAAATGCGAGTCTTAGTGGGGTGTGAACGATGCGGACGGAAGATATGCCACATCGAGGATCTTGGCGGGGAACTGACAACACACACCGTATCGTCAGCGGCCCTGATCCCGGCGGACGACAGGATTGATGACAGCGACCGAATGTTTGTGTGCGAAGCCTGTCACGGTCAGTGGTTGATGGATCGGTTGTTCAGGAATGGGGAAGAGTAATGTTTCTTGCATGCGATCTGTGCGGCGAATCGTTAATGAATGACCTCGACAATGCGCATCGGCACGTTTGCGACAGGGAAAAACTGACTGCTCGCATCAAGTTGTTGGAGCAACAGGAACGAGAAAGCCGTAACGCACTTTCCGACATGCGAGACAGGCTGCTTCGGACGATGGCGGAGCATTCCGATGAGATTCACAAGTCAAGCCATCCACACATGGGTTTACTTAAGACTCTGTGGAAGGAAGTGGAACTCCAGTTTTATGACGCCACGGAACTGGAGACATTTTCGTCAATGTGGCTCGATACGCATCTCGTTCTGTGTGACGCATTGGCGTTATTCAGGGAATCGGAAAGCCTGTCGGCAATGGATGCACTGCGGAAACTGCATGCGTCCTGCAAGGCGTACACGGATAATGAACGGTGCGACTATGGCGAGCGGGAAAAGTGGTATCAGCACAAGCGAACGCCAGAAGTCATTGCTGCTGAGCTTGCAAGTGGCGGTAGTCCGAAATGAAGATCGCCGATAAGATCACATTCACCAGTCGCGACGATCAGTCCAGTGGGTCAACACTGGTGTCGGCGAAGCTCGTGGTTGCCATCAATCGCAAGGTATCTCGTCACGCACTCGGCAGGGGGACGGCTGAATTTGAGAAAAACGCCGCTGCACTAAAATCGGAAATGACGCGAGACCTGATTCGTCTCATCCAGCCCCGGAACGAATTCGAGGCCGCGTTTGCCGAACTGCGCCGCAAGGTTCAATCCTGCGAATCATTGGACATGGGCGATCAAATGGTGATCCTGAATTCAATCGCGGACCTGCACGAAAAGATCCTACTGCAATGAGTAGGGAATCGGCCGCGATGAGTCTGGGCAATAAAGCGGATGTTTCGGGTGACCGTCTTTCGTGACGGCCAAGCAATGGGCTTGGACATGATTACCAGCAATCAGATTGCGAACGCTGGTGTTTCTGTCCAGATGTGTCCCGTGGGTTCCCCAAGCACAGACGAACAGGCCGCATGACCGGGCTACTGTCGCCAGAACGACGTCATTCTCGTAGCCGATTGGTTCCGGGACCGCCTTCATGGCAAACGGATCGGTGTCGCGCCACGCGAACAGATTGAGCATGATGAAGCCGTCATAGCCCCATGACCGCGACAGCTTCACGCATTTCTTTGTTGTGTTGTCGAGCTTCTCAGCATTCGCCGTGCTCGGGTTGAGGCCGCAGAACGCCACCATTCGCGAAACAGGGCATTCTTCAATCCATCGCCTCCATAGGCTGAATCGGTATTTTTCGGTTTCGTCAAACACCGCCCCGGAAAGAGAACAGCCGATCCACCGTCTGACGTCCGTTGACGGGTAGTTGTGCAGTGATTCGGCTGGTTCGCTGAACAGGTCTGGCGTCACTCGTCGCCCCTTTGTGTCCCGTGAATTTCGAGCCAAGCCGCCATCTCGTCAGCGAATGTGAAATCGGCCCATACTGGTTGCGGAGAGTTTCGAATCGCCGTCAGAATACAGGCCGGGCAACCGTTGGTGATGGCGCGAAGTGATGTCAACTCGACCCCGGAGAAAATCGTCTGTTCACGGTCGATATCCTTCGCCAGTGCTGTCAGCAGTTCTCGGATGCTCGCCTGCTTTTGTCCCGCCATGAGACAGCAGCGGCATGACCGATTCGGATTCCCGGTGCATGCCGATTCGTGACGCTCGATGATGTCCCGCCGTCCGCCGGATTTCTTGCAGTGCTCGCAAAACCACTTTTTGACGAGACGCTCCTTCATGCGAACTCTCCGTCGTCAGCCAGTGTTTCGTCATCGCCATCACCATCCATATCACCATCGTCTTCAATGTCAACGATGGAATTGGTGATGTACTGCTCACCTGATCCAATTGTTTCGAGGTTTCGCTTCGCCTGCCGGTAATAGCTTGGCTTCAGTTCGATCCCGATGGCCTTCCTTCCCATTGAAACCGACTGGTAAACCTCACTCCCGACCCCCATGAATGGAGTAAGCACAACATCGTCTGGATTGCTGTATAGCGTCAGGCACCGTTCGATAACATCGAGTTGCAATGGGCAAACATGCTGCTCCTCTTCGTTTTCTTTCGATTCATTGAACGGCAACAACCTTCCCGTTCGGATGTCCATCCATACTGGCGATGCGTATCTCCGCCAGATCCAGTGAGACAGGAGGTTTTTCTTCTGGTCCCCCTTGTAATCCTTGAATCTTGCCACAAGCTCTGGCGGTATTTCTGTTTGCCCGGCGTATGTTTTCAGCCCCTCGGGGTGGGTAATCTTTTCTTCGTTCGCCCACCCCTTTTTGAACACCAAGACGTAATCCGCTGGGCCGATCCTGACCGTGGCGGAATCTTCGCAGATGTTCTTGTGTCGAAGCGACTTCATGCGGGTTCGACGTGCGATTAGCCACGGATCTTTCCAGATGGTGACGCGGCAAACGAAATTGAACCCGGCCTCTTCGTGGACGCGAACGATGTCACCGGGAAAGTCTCTCTGGAAATAGCTTCCGCGTTTCAGGTCCATGCAGTGAACGCATGTGAGTCGGCCCGGCTTCGTGAGTCTTGCGATCTGCTTGACAATGAACCGATACTGGTCGATTCCCTCTTCGTATTTGACGCAATTACTCATGTCGCGAGGGTCATTACTGTACTGGTATAGTTCCGGAAATGGCGGAGAGTACACGGAAAAACCTACAGTTTCCGACTGCAATCCGGTCAGTACCTCCATGCAGTCTGCGTTGTAGATTGCGTATTGATCTGTCAACTCTTGATCGGCGATAGCCACGATGGTGACTCCATTTTCTGGTTGTGGTTGTTAGCAATTTCGACACGTTGAGACTCATTCATGTACTGAACGAGTTTTGCGAACATTTCGTTCGCTTTTTCCTGCTTGTGTTGCAGGTTTTCTGTGACTCCAGCCTCACCTTCGGTCGCGACAATATCGACGCGAACCTTACCGACTCGACCGAATCGAAGTGATCGCCGGATGCACTGATAGAACTGCTCGAAGCTATGACTCGGGAACATCGTGTGATGACCGCAATGCTGGTAGTTCATGCCGAAGGCTCCGATTTTCGGCTTTGTGATCAAGACCCGGAATTGACCAGTAGCAAATCCGTTCAGTCGCTCAGATTTTTCATCGTCGGAATTGCACCCAGCTACTTGAACTGCGCCCGGAATCATCTTTTCCAGCAAGTCGCCCTCTTGGTTGTACTGGCACCACACCAAAGCCGGTTCGTCATGATCGACGAGCTTGGCGACATCCGCACACCGCTCCTCCAATGACCTCTTCCGCTCCATCCGCTGTTCTGCGAGCGTTCTGGCGATTCGCGGAAACAACTCTCCGGGGTAGGTGAACTCTGTGTCAACAACGTGCTGGTTTAGTTCTAGTTCGGGGAGGATGAACCGAGAGCCGTCGAAACCAAGGTCCGATGGTGAGCGAATCGCCCTCGCCCACGAACAAACCCATCGCCAGAATGGGACTTCGGAATGAGCACGGAAGAAATACTTTGCACGATTCCAGAAGTCGCCCTCCTTGAATAGTGAGTGACGCTTCTTATCGCTGGATCGGAAAAACATCCCGATCATGTCGGATTGCGTCATCTCTCCGAGTGCTTCGGATATCGTCCCCAATTCGACGAAGTCATTCGGAGCAGCCGTTGCAGTGGCACCGAGACGGTATTTCATCTTGGACATGAATCGCGTGACTTGCTTTCGTCGCTTACCGTCGAAAGCCTTGATGCAGCTTATTTCATCACACCCAATCGCGCAATAGTCGGATTCGTCAAACTTATGCAGCGATTCATAGTTCGTCACCGTGATGTTTTTCGCTGGTTTTCCATCTCTTGATTTTGCGGCTTCGATACCGAATTTTTCTGCCTCGCGAACAATCTGGTCCGCTACGGCCAGCGGGGTCGTGATTAAAACAGGTTTGTTTTCTCGGCGAACACAATTCTCGGCATACACCAGAAGTTGAATCGTCTTTCCGAGTCCACAGTCCTCTGCGAGAAGCGACCGCCCCTTCCTGATTGACCACGACAGCAAGTGACTTTGGAAATCAAACAGGTAATCCGGCATGAACGTCGGTTCAAAACCGACCGAATGGGACACCTGCGACTTTTTCGCTAAGAAGCGATGGTAGTCATCAATCACGCGAACACCTCCAGTTCAGTCCGGTCGATTGGCGGAAGTCCGGTCAGTCGCGGCATCAGGATTGATGACAGCACGACGTTGCCGAAATGGTCGCCGATTGGCCCAAGGCACGAAATGTCGCCATCACGGCACAGGCGACTTGCGATCCTGCCAACTGTCGCAGGCGTCGCATCGAATGGATACTCGAATTCGTCGCCACGATCGAATGGTCCGGGCGTTCGCGTTCTGGTGTCGTCGAGCATGTTCAGTTCTGATGCAATGTCGCGAATGGTGACTCCATCTGGTCGTGAGTTCACGATGTCTGTGATGTTTTTCCGTAGGAACTTATCCATCATTCCCCCCGCGTTGTGGTGGCGGCAATAAACCGAAGACCGTCATTTGAGGTAATCAGAATCGGCTTCTCTGGAGAGTTGATCCCGATGGTGATTGATCCATTGCGATCTGCCAGTGAAATCGCGGTCAGAACGAATTTTGGGTCCATCAGGAACTGGTACTTTCCGTCGAATGAAATCGGCAACTCGACGGTGGAATCACCTTTGCCGTGAGACTTCAGAGTCAGGACGCCATCAGCGAACACGAAGTCAACGCAAGCGGATTCGGCCTCGGTCGTAATCATCGACTGCCGGATTGCGTTGGCGAGATGCGGTGACGAAAGCTCAATATTGTGCTGACAGGAGGACGGGAACACTCGTCGCCAGTTCGGGTAAATCCCGTGAATCAGTTGGGACCGTATCGTGACGTCTCCGTGCCGCAACGTGATCGTGTCGGCTGTGGTGGCGATGTCGACATTCCCCTCAGATCCAAGGCAAGATTGGAGAACCTTTAGTGCTCGCTTTGAGACGATCTTTTGGCTCTTTTCTGAAGGAAACCCCCTCTTATCGACTACGATCTCAGTCGCTGGAACGTCCCCTTCCGATCCGCACACGCACGTCACCATCGACAGGCATTTACCGTCCGAAGAAATACAGTTGAGTCCGTCGATGAATTCGAAGTGAACACCGCCGAACGCTGAGTTTTTTTCTTCGTTGGATACGATGCAGCACCTTGCGGCGATCCGCTTCATGTCTGTTGCAGCAACCGTCCGATATCCCGTTTCTGGAAAATCGCAAAAAACCTCCAGCGTTGTCGGATCTTCTGTTGGAATCCTGAACTTTGACCGCCCAATCGTCACGTTGGCGATTCCGTCATCGCAGTCGATTTTCACAACATCGCCTGATGCTTCGCGAAGAATCTGGGAGAACCGATCGCACGGCAACAGGATCTCCCCCGGCAATCCGCATTCGACGCCGCGAACGAAAATCACGGCTGACATTTCGGCGTCTCTGGCTGAGATCTCGCAAGAATCATGACCGACTACGATCTTGATGTTTTTGAGAACGTCCATCGGTGTCCTGCTTGGAACGACCGGGGAAATGGCTGATACAGCAGCCTTCAGCTTGTCCGTTGGGAACACTGCTCGCATTCTGCAATCCTTTCAGGGAGTTTGTAAGAAACTTCTATTGTTATTCCGTTTGAGTCGGAATAGTAGCAGCACAATCGGAAATTGGAAGGGACGGAACTCGATTTTGCATCCAATTCGGGTTCGGCGGCAGCGGGTAGCAGAGCGGTGGACTCGGCATACCAGACAATCGGCGGAGATGGTTCAGGATCTCCTTGATGTCGCCAGCGAATTCGATGAACGACAGGCATTTCTGCTGCACGTCGCGAATTTCCGTGGCCTGCGCCGTCATGAAGTTGTGGAGTTTCGCCATGACTTCGTCGAGTTTGTCGGGGACCGGGATTCCGGGGAAGCAATCCTCGAACAGATTGCGGGCGTAGTCGTCTCCATCGGCCTCTGATCGGGCAACGACCGTTTCTCGCTTCAACCGAGTAACCTCTGCCACATAGGATGAAATCTTGTCCTCCAGATCCTCGATTGTCCCGGAGAGACGGGCAACTTCCTTGTCGCGATTTGCGGCATAGGTTCGCTCCGACTCCAAAAGGACGATCGGGGCATAACCAAGCTCGTGCATGATCCAATTCAGCATCAATAAATTCCTTTCAAAATGAACGGTCGCCAAACAGGACGGTAAACGCCCCGGCGCCATAGAAAACAATAGCTACGGCAATCGCAGCCAGCACAGTCAGGCAGAACTCGGACATACCAGCCTCGCTGCCCTTTTGTTCTGCCGTTTTGAAGTCGGTTGTGGTGTTTTTGGAGAAATCCAGAAGCAACAATCCAACGACGAGCCACTGACAAATGCACTGAATCGTGATCATGTCAGTCCCCTTGTGCGTATTCGCGGTCAGCGTCGTGGTCTGGCCAGTCGAGGTCGGCGGATTCGATGGCCTTGAGGAAATCCGGAAATGCCCTGATATCGGCCATCTGCTGCGGCGACAGTAAAATCAGGACGCCATCAGCGTTGAACACCCTCATTGAGACGATCTCTCGCTCATCATCGCCTTCTGCGGGCCAGCCAAGATGGTCAGGACCGCCGTACATGCTGGCGGGCTGGTAGTAGCCGGTGCAGTGTATTACGAAATCAATGTTGTCGATGCCAAGGCCACGAATGGACTCAGGCAACTTGCTGTCGTCCAGTTCTTCGATCGTGACGCCGTCGTGAAAATCCCATGAAGCCATGATTCACCTCCGAAAGTGCTGAAAACAAAACTCCGCCACCAATGTTACGCATCCCAAGCCAATCAGATCAGAAGTTATTGCGAAAATTCCGCAAAATGTTGATAATTCTGGAATCATGAGCGAATGCGACGACGTAAACCCAAATGTGAGAGACATCTGCGAATGCACGCGGGCGGGGATGACTCTCACGCAATGCAATCACCGTCGGGCGTTATGGGGCAAGCCTGCACTGACTCAGTTGCCGGGGGATGGTCCGCATGAACTTGCCCCTCCGGAAGTCCCCGCTCCATACACGACAACGGAGAAGATCGCGAGTTTTGTTGCCGTTTCCGCCAAGACAATCTGGAGGTATGTCACGCTTCAGCCGGGGCTTCTCGATGACGCATCTATCGAGGAGAGGTTAGCTGTGTGCAGGGATTGCGACCAGTATGCCGATCTGTCGTGTCGGATTTGCGGTTGCAGTTGCAACAAGGAAGGTCGCATGAAGTGGATGCTTCGCGTTGCCCACGAAAATGCGGAATGTCCGCTAAAGAAGTGGTGACTTACGTGCGGTACTGGCCCGGCTTCAGTGGCGTCTTGAAAATGGCTTCTTCTGGGGGCCATCCTCGCTTGACTCGATTTGCGATCGTTTCTCTCTTCACCCCGGATATCCTTGACCACTCGGCTGTTGTGTGCGACTCGCCTCTCGCCTCAATTCTAACATTCCTGCTGTTATTGTTGGCCTGCGTGATAGCGGTCGCCCATCGCACATTGTTGACCCTGCCTTTACTTTGGCATTCCTCGCATTCTCCGCACCAGTACCCTTTCGTTGAGTCGATTCGATCGATTGACGTTCCCGGAGGTCTGTTTCCAAGTGTCTCCACGAATAGCAGCGGGTCCATGAGTCTTTCACAGATCGTGACCCCCGCTCCTCCGTATCTGCTGTAGTTTTCTCTGCTCTCGTTCAGACACCTGTGCTTCATTGCGATATAACTCGCAAATTCCGGAGTTCCAGACAGCCTGTGGGTTCCTTCTCTGGCTGATGTCAATTCTGCGACCCAACATCCGCACGACTGGCTTGCGGGGCCATGTAGCATGGCGTGGACTTGACGGAGTTTCCGTTGCCCGCAGTCACACAGAACAACAGCGTCTGAATTACTTCCATTCGCCTCGATTGCCTCCACAACAAGCCTTCCGAATCTCTGCCCAATGAGATGGCTCCATCTGGCAATCGCGGCCTCCTTGTCTTTTTGGATTCTTGCACAGCGGCAAGATGTTGAGTCGCCATTAAGCAGTGATCGTGCGTGTCTCACTCTCTGTTTTCCGCAGTCGCACGTTACTCGACACTTGAAGTTGTATCCATCCTTGAAGACCTCAGTGACAACCCATCGGCCAAATCGCTCGCCGAGCATCGCCATGAATCTATCTCTCGACTTCTTTGTTTGCAGCTTTTTCACGCATCCACACGATCTGGCTGATCCGTTCATGAGATTGCTGGTTTTCACGGTCTTCTCTGTTCCACAGTCGCAAGTTACTGCTACGTCGCTGCGGTTTGGGCCATATCCAATTACCGTCAATTTTCCGAATCTAGCTGACGGGACGACCATTTGCGCTGTTTTCGACAAACCATTTTTAGTCACGATCGTTCCCTGTTTCTGGCGGAAGTTTCTTGGTAACTTCCACATCGTAACGTCTAAAGTGCGCAAACTTCAACAGCAACTGTGATCCTCAGTCTCCGATTTCACGTAATCATTCATATGCGAATCCTGCCCTCCACTCGTTCCGACGTCTCCCGCATGAACCGGCTTCACGCCGAACAGGAAGCCATTATCCGCTCGCAAAAGGAGCGGATCGACGGATTGGTCGATCTCCTGATCCAGAAAAACGAGCGGATTGAATGGCTGGAGTGGCAGCTTCACACAGAGCGGATGGCGGTCCGGGAAAACACGCCGCCTCCGCTCTGATTCCCGCCCCTTGACTTTTGTGGAAGTTGTTGCGAAACTTCCTGCATGAATTCTGCGGCACTGCTATTGCTGCTTCTCGCCCCGATCGTCCAAGTGGACGAAGTCGCCGCGAAACGACCGTTGCTCGTATTCATTGACGGCAGCCGGGAATCGCAGATCCTGAAGTCTGAACTGACTCGGGACTGGGCGTCGAGACCGTCAGCGGAACTTGCGATCTGGGAGGCCCGACGCCAGCGGGTCGCCAGCCGGATTCGCATCATCGATCTATCGAGCATACCAAGATACAAGCGGCCCGATGTCGGTCTTCCGGCGTATGCTTGGGGAGAATTCGAAAAGCCAACACCGCTGGATTCTCGGTCGTTCAACGGTTCCGGCTGTGCGCTGACATGCGTGGAAACCCATATCTTCAATTTCGACCTTGATCTCACTTCATGGGTTATAGCAAAGGACACGGAACTAGAGATTGCTCGATGGTCGCACGTCCAGAAAGTGGCGAACTGGCTGGCAAAAGACCATCCGGATGATTGGTCGAGTTATCCGTGGTGCCCCTACGAAAACCATTTGACGGTTGAGAAGCTGGAAAAGAAGTTTGGGGATTATCCCGACTATCCACGGTTCGTTCCGCCGCCTCCCCCGGAATCCCCGATCCGCAAGTTTCCTTGGGAGTCCAGATGACCGTTCCTTCCGTCAGTGCGGCAGAATATACATTTGGCAGTCTTGGTGGCGAGCCGATTATTTCGGCGCAATCTGCCATCAAGGCGTTCGCTGAAAAGGCTGGTCAGGGCTGGTCGATGTCTCGGTTTGCCGGGAAGGCGAATCTGTTCCGGACCTCCCTTGGGTTTGATTACGGTTCCGGATGCGTGCTGATGGCTCGCAATCGGCTGAATCTACTTTCGACATCGGAACCGTTGACGCTCGTTCTTGGCTCCGGAAGCTCCGGAGAATCAGTCGATCTGGAGGGGATCTACATCCGTCGGGCGGAGCGAATTGCTCCCGGCGCCTCGCAGTCCGATGATGCCCTGTATTTGGTCGAGTTGGTTGACTCCCGGTACGCACTGAATCGGAAACGAGTCAATAAGCGATACAACTGTCGTGTCCCTCGCAGCACGGCTGACGGATACATCACGGAAACGCTGAACAGTGGTGTCCCGTGGACGTGGGAAGAGATTATTCGGGATCTTTGGGGGTCGTGCGACGCATCGATCATCGGGGCTTACGAAAAGCGACCAGCCGACTTCGATCTCAGCGACTTGGCCAGCACTCCGGAAAATCTGCGGTACGAGGGTGTCTCTGCGTGGTCGGCCTTGAATGATGTTGTCGCTCGTGTCGGCTGCGCAGTGGTACACGACAACATCAGTGTCGTCAATTTCTACCTGATTCGGCTCGGTAAACTTGGCAACTCAGGTGTGGGTGGAGTCGAGTGCGATCCGCCGATGTGGAATCAGGGCGGTTCCGACTCACTTTGCGGGGCGTCATATTCTGCTGGGCCTACGGATCGCGGCCAGTACACGGTCGACACATCCGGCGACTGTCCGGTTTTTACGCCAGATCTTGATGGGGGCGGCGATCCAATAACAGGCGGCGACTCTCTGGTTGCCGACGATGAGATTCTGTGGGGCAACATCACTCTGCCGGAATACGTCGTCGTCTGGTTCCCAACTGAATACGGCGCGTCGCAGATCACCGATGAATTACGGGGACTTGGTAAATGGTATCCCGTTGCCGTCAAGGTTTCAGACGGGACCATACTTCCGAACAACTCGATTGCAGCGGACTGGTACGAAAACCCAAGCGGAACTGCTGGTCGAGACGACGGGCGAATGATTCGCCCCGATTTCAATCCAAACTCCGAAATCTTTCGCTACGAGACGATGACGGCGAGATTCTTGTCGGTGGCGGAAACGGAGCCAGCGAACAACTCCGACTGCTTGGTTCGCGCCAAAGAAATAGCAAGGGATCTTTATCGGTGTCTGTTTGACTTTGCACCGATGCACGTCACCTATGCGGGAGTTAAGTTTTGGGCGGGCGACGGCAATCAGTATATTCCCGGAAAGTCGATTTCTGAGGTTGTTTGGTCTGATCTTGGCGGTGGAATCCGCACGGACATTTATCGCAGGCTTCCGCGATTGATGCCGGAATCTGTCCCCATTATCCAGCAGCCGGGAGCGGGTGAGCCGTGTCTATTTGTCGCGCTGTCTGACTGGGATAGGGTCTCATCTGATGGCAGTGAGTATTGCACGGGAAGTCGCGACGGATACGTTGGTCGCGCCGCTCGGCTGGAGCTTCAAGCGGACTGGCGAGAGAATAATTTCTTTAACACGAAAAACTACAAGCGAATCGACGGCGAGGCGTTTTGTGTTTGGTCGCCTGCGGAAACCGCGTGCGTCGGGAATCTATTCAGGATCAAGTGCGGCCAAACATTCTGGGCCAAATGGAACAATGGGCGATGGGAGGCTATTTCATCGGGACGACGGCTTGAGGACGGAAGTCTTGAAACATGCGAATGCACCCGATTCGGATTTGCAATTTGGAAGATCGGCTATTCCAGCGGGACGCCGATTTGGGAGTTGGACGAAAATCGGTGTTCAGGCTGCTACACAGCGACCGAGGGTAGGCCGACAATCCCGACCGATTACAAGTTCTCGCCGACAGAACTCAACTCCGACTGGTTGAGTGAGCCAGACGCTGACCCTGCGGACTTTGATCCGTTGACGTCAGACTACTCATCTGACTTTCGGTATGTCACCTGCTGCAATGTTCCTGATGTTTACGATCCACCGTGCGACCTAACATGCTGCTACACGGTCAGTGGATTGCCGACGCTTAGATGCGACGGGACCAGCAGCGCAACGCGATCAAGGCACATGGGACATACCGCCCCATGTGCATGGTCGAGCGATGACCCCGGAAACCAGATATTCAATGATGTCACAGAGGGCAATGGGAACTGCGACAATACGTGGACGTTCACCGCCGGTGAAAGCGTAGAAATGTCCACAGGCACGGTTGTCGTGAAGTGGTCCATTGGGTGGAGAACATCGGTTGGAGGCCCGTTACACGACACGGTGGAGTCTTACGGCAGGGTCATCACAGCAGTTTATTCGCTGTCGGCAATGCCTGATTGTGTGTCGTCACTCACAGCGAGTCTGACGAATGTTTTCACGTCGGGCGATTCGTTGCCGGGCGACTGCAAGACATGCGACCTGACGGACGGTTACTTCGAGGGACTGATTCCATCAACGCTGTCGGTCACTACGACGAGTTGCTCAACGACGTCAACTAGTAGTAGCAGCACATCGTCAAGCACAACCCCGTCCACCACCAGCACATCGTCGACCACCACGCTTTCTAGCACATCCAGCACTACAAACTCGACCACATCGAGTTCGACTACAGGCTCGACTGGTTCGACGACTAACTCGACGACGGGTTCATCCACAACAGGAAGCTCGACAAGCAGCACGACGGCGGCATGCACTGGAAACTGCAATTACATTGGGCATGGAACTGGTGCTGGATCTCCGACAGGTTTTTACTGGTCGTTCAGTGGAAGCGGTTGTTCTGAAAGTTGCGGACCATGTTTTAGCGGCGATGTGGCGGCGCTCGCAGAGTTCATCGGTCGATGGCCCGCCACATACGATGATTTCGTCTCTGTGGCGTGTACATAGGGCAACAAATGGCGTGCGTTCATCGTGGCAGGAAGTTATACGAGTCTCCGGTTGCAGGTGAAGTTCACCAATGCGCAAAGTTCAATGAAAACTGCGTTCAACTTGACACGCAGTACGAGGCGATCAAGCCCGGTCTTATCGCGACACATCATTCCTGTGAGTCGTGCGAATTCTTCAGCGACAAACATCCGCTTCTGACGATCGGCATGGCGTACTACCGCGATTGGCCGGGACTCTGGGCGACGATCCAGAGTCTGTTTCTGCATCATCAGGCGGCAATGGAACACGTCGAAATAGTCGTGGTTGATAACGATCCTGCTGGCAATCCAGACGACCCAAGTGAGGACAGCCATTCAGGTAAGGCAAAACGACTTTGCAATCGTATCGGCGCACGGTACGAGCATTTCATTAAGGTCGCTGGAACGGCAGCGGCGAAAGGGCGGATATTCGATCTGGCTAGCGGTGATTGGGTGCTAGTGCTCGATTGCCATGTTTTGCTGCCGACGCTCACGCTCGATCTGTTCTTGGGGTGGATTCGTCAGCAACCATCCGACTGCAAGGATTTGATTCACGGACCATTGATCGGTGACGGCGGTTTGGATGACATTATTGGAACGCAGATGAATCCGGGGTGGGGTTCGCTGATGCACGGGCAATGGGGCGTAAATCCACTGGTTCATACGTCGCTCGAACCATTTGAGATCCAGATGCACGGCTGCGGGCTGTTTGCGTGTCGTCGCGACCAATGTCCGGGATTCCATCCACTGCTCAGAGGGTTCGGGCCAGAGGAATGGCATCTACACCAGCGAATCAGGCGTAACGGCGGAAAGGTTTATTGCCTGCCGTTTTTGAAATGGTGTCATCGGTTCGGCAACCCAGACGGAACGAAGCCACCGGGATTGGCACCAGAAGATCGATTGCGAGGGCATTTGATAACGTGGCTGGACACTGGCGGTAACGATTCGGAGTGGTTCAGCGAATGTAAACGGCACTTCCTTGAAAGCGGCATGACAGAACGGAAGTTCGCCGAGACTTTCATCAAGACAAGAAGCGAATTTGAGGCCGCAACAGCACTAAGCAAGAACCTTGCGAGGGCAGACCAGTTCCCATGTGCGCACCGTCAACCGCAAACCCGGACCGACGAGCGTCCACCATGCCAAGGCGGTCCGCAACCGATCTACGGCTGCGAGATTCACGGTGAATGCTCAATCAGTCGGTACTGCGTCCAGCGAAAGACGCAGGCATGCTCCATGTGTCCAGACAGATCGGAACTGGCCCAACTCAGTCAACCGTCTGCACAATCGTAATCGCAGGGGCACCGAATTTTGACGTATTCGACTGAATAGTAAAGCCTCCGCCAAGCTCAAACGGGTCTGTCGGCTTCGTCCAGATAATGTCACCATCAAGCGTGCTGCGCAGGGTCCATACGCCAGCCTTCTGGTAATACTCGACTCGGCTGGTTGGGTCTCGGTACGAAGAATCACCGCCGACCTCAAGGCGATACGTCGTATCTCCGCCAGCCTTTGCTGCCATTTTAATAAACACCAGCCTCGGGGCAGCGTCCGCCGCACTCGCCACCAAAGCCACAATCGCTGCAAGCATCAAGTTACGCATGGTATCCCCTCAGTGAACAGAAGACTGCAAAGCCAATCGCGTGCCCTACAAGATGGGAAGTTGATTGGCAACTTCTATTACAACGAGGAAAATCGCGATCAGTGCTGAGGATTCCGTAGAAACGGAAGATTTTTGAGAACAATCAGGAGATTTTAGCGTCCGGGTGCTTCTTGGGCTTCGCCTCAGATGCGTAGGCGATGGCACCAAAGGCAATCACCCCAATGGCTATCCCGACAAACGCGGTGATGTACGCACCTTGAACCGCCTCACCGTCTCGCATTATCTGCCCAAATTTATTCGGCAGCAGAATCTTGTGAGCGGACATGATGTACTGCCCCAGCGACATGAAGAGTCGCAATGTGCTTGCCTGCATGAAGTAACTGGCGATGTACCCCGCTGGTACTCCAAGAAGAATCATTCCGTAAGCCTTGATGCGATTCATGTCAACACTCCGTATTTAACTGCAATAATTCGGTGGGACTGCATTGTTTAACGCAGTCTGGGCAGCGCAGATCACGCCAAAAAGCTACCAACACCGAAAGGTTGACGCAACTACGCGGCAGCCGCAGCCGGAGCGGCTTGATCCGAATTCGGAAGCGGAAGCCGCGTTAGTGGAATTTTCCCAGAAACTGCAAAATACTTGTGATCCGCGATGTGAATGGTGTCGTATTGTATTTGTCGAGTTGTGTCGCGTCGCGTTTGGGCATGACGAGGCTCGTTCAGGCGATTCGAGTCAAGGAGTTTTGTATGAGCAAGGGTATTCGAGAAAAGTCGGCTGACACGTCGATTCTTGAGAACAGATTGAGAAACACGTCTCCGGGTGACGTCATTCCGTATACGGAACTGTCGACAATCCTAGGAAGGGACGTAAGGGAGTTTTGTCGCGGCAACTTGGCGACAGCCCGAAAGACTCTAGTCGAAGAGAAAATTCATTTTGATGTGATTTTCGGCGAGGGCTTGAAGCGTCTCGATGGAGACGGCGCTGTGAATGCCGGTGGGTCTTTCGTCGGGAAGGCGCGTCGTGCCGCCAGCAAGGGGATGAAGATCCTGCAAAACATTGAGTTTGATGAGTTGTCACCAGAGTCTCGAAAATCGCATTTGACCAAGTCGGCGCAGTTAGGGGCGATCAAGCTGTTTGGGTCCAGTAAGTCATCGAAGAAAATTGAGTCGAAAGTGACAGGGGATTCACCACTCGCAATCGGCGAGACGCTCAAGTTATTCGGGGGATGATTTGGTCAGGTCTAGTCGGGGCATGTCGCGGTGAGTCATGTCGGGTCGAGGCCAAGCATGTCAAGGTTTATTGTTTGTTTATCGTGTGTCGCTCGGCGGGTCAAGCCGGGGCCAGTTGTGGCGAGGCGGGTTGAGTCGTGTCAATGTTTTCAGTTTAGGGGAACGGAATGAGAACAGCCAGTGCTACGTTGAAGTCGATTAGTCCATACAGCCAGTCGAGGTTTATTCAGTCAAAGAAGTCTCGCGATGAAACGCACGACGAATTTGAGCAACGGACATGGCGAGAGCGGCTGCATGCTGATGAGAATGGTGTCGTATTCATCCCGCCAATGTCATTTAAGAATTGTCTTGCGGAGGCGGCAAAGTACAAGTCGATCCAGATACCGGGAAAAGGCAAGTCTACCTACACAAAACATTTTGAGGCGGGGTTGCTAGTGTGCGACCCGCTATCTCTTGGCGTGAATGTCAGTGATGTGAAAGGAGAGTCTCTCCACGTTCCAAGCGACGGCAGGCGAGGTGGCACAACTCGGGTGCTAAAGACGTTCCCGGTAATTCCATCATGGTCTGGCGTTGTAGACTTCCTTGTTCTTGATGAGGTGATCAACGAAGACGTGTTTCTCGCCCATCTTGAAGACGCTGGGAGGTTTATCGGGATCGGTAGGTTCCGACCAAGAAACAACGGGTATTACGGTCGATTTGAAGTTGTTGATGTAAAGTGGTCATAGCCGGGCGAAATTTCGCGAGACTTGTCCACGCGGGGCGTGTTGAGTCGTGTTGAGTCATGTCATGCCATGTCAAGGGAAAACGCCCGGTGAAATATCCGGGCGTTTTCGTTACGCGGCAGCCGCCGGAGCGGGTTGCATTGGCTGACCGGCTTGTGCCGCCGCCATCGCGTTTGGATCTTGCGACGGATCTCCGCCCATTTCCGGCGGAGCCATTCCTGCGGGTGGTTGTGGCTGATCCGATGGCAGAAGTTTGTCGCGATCGACTTGAACATCGTGAAATTCAAAATCTCGGCTTCCGAAGTTCCACATCGCCAAGTTGGCAAGAATCTGCTTTTCGATCGCCTGAAAGATGGCGCGGACTGTATCGTTCTGTGATGTCAGGAAGGCTTGGAACGGGATCGAACGACCGGCGTAGCTTCCGGTTCCCCCGGTCTGTGAGATGATGTCGTCGGGAATTCCCATGCCGCGCAAAATTTCGACATTCAACTGCTCGACGTAATCAATCAGGGATTTCCCGTCGCCGTTCAGTTTCGGGGAGACGAACTCCCACATCCGGTTCCCCTTTTCGTCGTAGGATTGCGGGAAGGCCCAAACCGCCCCGGATGTTGCCCGCTCAACAGCCTGCCGGGCAAGATCACGATACGGAATCTGGACGATGTTCTCGCCCGCTCTGTATTCGTAGACTCCGGGGGGATGGAAGATGATTCCGCTGTCGTAGGCGTTTTTGTAAAACCACATCGTTCTCACTGCCATTGCGCCGTCAGGTCCGACCTTGGCGAGCCACGGCTGATATGCGGCCTCCAGTTCGCTGACTCCGTTGCGGCCCCCGAATTCCTGCCGATGGATGTAGTGGAATCCCTTCATTCCCATCAGGTCGAAATAGCCGTTCGGATTGTCGACACTCGACCCCTGATAGGATCTGATTCGAAGCCCAATCAGTTGTTGCGACTGCTCCAAGAATTCGACGTCTCCGGGGTAGAAGTCCCGCAGCGAGATGATTTCCATCAGTCCGGTGCTCTGGTTTTTTCGGTAGACTGGCTCCGAAGCGTGGACCTTGTACCAGAGTGCTGACGAAATCTTGGTGATGGCTTCATCCCATATCGATTTCATCTGGCCGGTGACGAACTGAACGATGTCTGGTCGTCCGGTACACTCAAATTTGACGTGCATCAGCGGAGCCGTTTTGATCGCCATTCCCAGTTTGACTTGGGAATCGCGACGCATCTGCTCCACCTGTCGCAGCGTGAAGCCCGGTAGCCCCATGTCCATCATCGAACCGCGATGCCCCGGTGGCGGGGTGTACCCGATCGACTTGATTTCGTACATTTCTCGCGATGTCAACTGCTGGTTCATGGCTACTTACCTTCGTTCATGACCTTTGCCTCCATTTCAGCGGCCTTGCGTTTCCTCCATGTCCGCTCTGCACGTTCAACATCACCTGTTGACTCGATGATCAGGGCTTTTTCCATGTCAATCGGGTCGGCGCATCGGTCATAAAGCTCTATCAGTCGTTCTGCGGCGCGGATTCGTCGGGCGTGGTAGAGAGCCGCTCTCTGAGCTTTGCGTCGGCGGAACTCTCCTGTCGGGGGGAATCCGAAGGTGACGGAGAACTCCGCCCATTCTCGAAAAAATCGCGGTACTCATCCGCCTTCTTGGTCAGTGCGTTCCAGATTGCATAAGAGACATTATCGCGGACATCCAACCCGACTTCCTTGAAGTGAGTGGTCAGGATGTCAACGAACGCCTGCCCCTTGGCGTGTGTCCCCGGAACCATCAGCCCGGTTTCCTGATCCAGTTCCTGCGGCAGAGGATTCGACTCGTCGGCCTTGCGGATCTTCTCCCGGATCTTGTCGATCTCGTCGCAGGCGAATAGCGTCTTTTCGACACCGCGAACCCGGATCACGACTTCATCACCATCGAAATCAATCACATCACTCATCTCAAAACTCCCCCAAGTTAAACGACATCCATCTGCCCGCCAGATGGGTAGTCTGTGGTCTGATTCAGCAGATCAAACGAATTTCCGATTCGTGCGGCGGCGTCTGTCGCCGATTCCGTGATCTTGTATTTGATATTCCATTTCGCCATATACATTCGGCACCCCATGTACATGAACGACTTCTGCTCAATCTTGTCGCCACCACGGACTCGCTTCACTGTGATTCCAGACGTTTCCGCAATCTTCGGAATCTCAACTGGATATCCCAGCCTCGCCGCATGTCCAATCAGCGTCATCGTCATGTCTGGTGACACTGCGGATGCGTCAAACGTGCGAATCCGCTGTTCACCAGCGTCAAGACCGGCTGAAATTGTGGCTCCATCTGTTGTTTTCGCGGATTCTGGCGTGAAAGACGTTGATTCTGTCGGCATTTCGTAGACGGAAGTGGCCCCGCTGGCTGTCTCCGTTTTCATACGGCTCTCGTAGATGGAGTAACTCTTGTTTCGCGGCGGGCAGGTGTTCGACAGTACGCTTTGCAACGGATTTGAAAACGGAGTCAGTCTCTGGTTGTGAACCAGAACATCAAATGGCTGCTCGGTGCATGGAGTCACAATCTTGTCATCGGATGGTTCGAACGACAGATTCGACATTGACCGTCGTGACCACGGCAAATCGGTATCGTTCGTGTTTTCATCCGGACCGTACATCGAAGCCCGGTATTCGCTCCATGTGTCGTCCGTTGCAGAGAACAGGCCCGACGACTTGATAAATCCGGAAGGTGACGTCCCAAGTTTCTGATACGTGATCTGGAATGCGATGCGCCGCGAATACAGGTATTCCGTGACCGAGATATCCAGCAGCATGATGGCGCCGACGTTAGTTCTCGCCCGCTGAATTCGTGCCGAAATAATCGGGAAGACTCGCTCCCAAGCATCCGACGACGTGAAACCGTTGGCTACCTCGCAATGACCACTGAGAATTGACACGGCCTGCGAAAATGCGGTGGATTGTCCGACGCTGACCTGATGGCTGATCTCGATATCGACAACATCCGGCGGGTACGCATTGGGGCTTGGGATTTCTTCGTCGGTGATGGCGAAGTTAATTCGGCTTTTGTTTGGTTCGAGTTGCCAATGATTTTGGACTCGACGATAGCCCTCCGGCATGGCTACTGTCAGTTTCTCGCGGTAGTCATCCGCACTGATCGTGATCTGGTCGTCGCTCATCGCTGGAACGGAGACGATTTCGATGAAGCCGGAAACCGTGCGAGTGCTATAGCCCCGACTGTCTCCGCTCCACTGACAGCCGTAAACGAACTGCCGAACAGCACCTTCACTCAGGATCACATCGGTTCCGGGGCACTTCGCGACAGAGACTCTTGCTGTCCAAACGATCTCAAACACGCGATTTGCGACAACGGGAACCAGAGAGACGACCTTGACTCTTGGCCCGTAGTTGACGTCGACATAATCGCCGGTTTCTCCGGTATTGACGGCCAGTCTCTCAAATATCTTGTCGGTGAATACAAACGCCTTGCCGTCCTGCGAGAGTGCTCGCACGATATCGTCGATCGTGGACATATAGCCATCGGGAAGATCGCCCTGAAGGATGCCGCAGTTCTCCAAGTCGATCGTGGCGTGGACTTCAACTGAGATTTCACTGAAGATCACCGCACGATCATCGTCCCCGCGAACATTCTCAATCGACGCGCGAGACGATACCATCGGGCCATCGAAGGCGAAGCCGTTGTATGAGATCGTTCCTACGCCGGGGAGGGATGCCATCTCAGAAACTCCTGTTCGCTAAATCGCGAATCGCAGCGTTGTCATCTTCTGAGACCACACGGAATTGATTGGCGCCACCAGCCGGTCCGCCCCAAGCATCCTTGGAGTCGTCCATGCCGTGTCCGCCAAGAAACTCCTTCATGAACTTGTCCATGCCGCCCTTGATGTCTGGGTTCTTGCCACGGAAGTTCATCTCACGGATATCGCCCGCCATTGCATCCAGCATTTTGGCTGCGTCTGTTGCCGACCCGCCGATTGCGGGGAGTCCGCCCAAGACTTCGACGATTGCGGCCATTCCTTCCAGCATCTTGGCGATGTGCTCGGAAATGCCGCCGCCATAGGTTTCGATACCCTTCTGCATGGCTTCGAGGATTGGGACGACGGCCCGCAATCCGAACTTCAAAAACAGGGCTTCAAGATTCTGGCCGCTCTGGCTGAGTTTCGAGTTGACATCAGTGAATCGCGACAGTTGCGGAGACAGGAAGTCCGCTCGCTGCACATCACTGGTGATCTGCCGATAGTTTGCCTTGGCGTTTGCTGTGGCAATCCCTGCGTTGAACTTGCCCAGCCTCTTCGCGGCTTCCTCAGCGTTTGTGGATATCTTCCCGATCGCCAGTGCCGCCTTTGCGCCAACGGACACAAACGGCCCCAGTGCTGTAGCGGCAACTGACAACGCGCCACTGAAATCCCCCTTGCTGCTCTTTTGCGCATCCTTGACGTTATCGAGATACTCCTTCCCCTTGTTGACGGTGTTTTCAAACGCCTGCTTGCCAACACCAGCGAATGCGCCGCCAACCCACTTGACGGCACCACCCACTGAGTAGGCTTTCGGCTGTCGGTCCGGGGATTTGAATGCTTCCGGAGATCGGTCCTTGCCAACAATCCCGCCACGGGCATGAAATTCAGGCGGCTTTTGCTTGAGGCTGTTCATTTCCTCAAGCCGACGGACGCCGATCGCTTTAACGGCTTCCGGGCGGACAATGAATTCTCCCGACTTGGCTTTGACATTAACCCGATCCTGCGTTTCGTGTCCGGGAATCAGCCCGTGTGACTCGAACTGCGGCTCTTTCGCCTTGTATTCTTTTGGTTCAGACTTTGTGTTTTCCGGAAATGGAATTCTCTCGGCAGGAGCCTTTTCGGCCAGTTTTGGCCCGGTGAACTCTCGCGACTGCATCTTCACCAATTCAGGTCCAGTGAACTCGCGAGACTCGACCGGCTTCAATCCGGGAGTCTGGAATTCTTTTGGCTGAATCGGGACCGGGCGTGGCGTCTGCGCTTGCTGGAGTTTCGGTTCCGATCTGTCTGGCTTCAATGACTTCGGACCGTCGAACTTGTCATCAGCGGGGGTCAGCTTGATGTTTTTGATGGCGTCGACAACATCGTCCAGCGTGGCCCCTGTGGTGTCGGTTTTGACAGACGGGAGTCCAGCCTTATCACTCAACGCATCTTCAATCCCGGACTTGAGGGATTCGACTGCCGACTTTATCGCATCTGCTGCGGTGGTCAGCTTTTTGGCGGATTCGCCGAAAGCCCGGAACTCTGAATTGGCTCCGGCGCGGACATCGTCAAAACCGCGAGGCTTCTGGATGTCCATTGGCTTGAGCGCGGCGTCCCCGTCTGACTGCTGGGACTGCGTGAAATCTTCGTCTTCGTCGTCAAAAGCATATGGTCTAGCCATTTGGGTTCATTGTGGGTCGATTCTGCGATTTCCGTCAATACTGGAATTTTCTTGGAAAATTCGTGATCCGATGCTATGATTCGTCCGTATTCAGGGAAGCGATTGAGAAATGACAAGTGGTTGGCTTGTCTTGTGGCGAAGCGGCAACGAAGCGGCAACGCAGCGGACCAATAGTCCGACCATCGCAGGTTCGAATCCTGCCAAGGCAAATGAAAAACGGACGGATTACGACTTCGGAGGTCTGCAATGTTTACAACGGACAGTAGAACGGAAAATTTCCTGACGTCGATCGGCGTCAAATACGAGTATGTCAACGGGCTGATGCTGCCGACTGAGTTTGCTCCGGGATGGAACTCAGAGAACATTGGTCGCCCGATTGCTGTGCGTGAAGATGCTGTTATCGAATACGCAACCCTGATGGATGCTGGATCTGCGGCGCCTGCCCCTATTTTGTATCGATCCGAGGTCGGTCTTCGCGTGCTTGATGGGGTTCAGCGACTTTCCGCCGCAGAACTCAACCAGATAACGCGAGTCTCCGCGTATGTCGTTCAAACCGACTCTCAGGATGCGTTGGCGATGATCAGGGTTCTCGCCAATGCGAGAATGCAGGGACGTGCAGAGCCTGCGGAGTGGACGCGACGCAGGGCAGTGGAAGTTCTCGTCGTTGATCGCAAGATGAGTCCCGCTGAAGTAGCCCAGATTGGCGGGTGGAAAGTTGCGGATGTAAAGCGAATCGCGGAGGCGGTAGAGCTTCAGTCTCGAATCAGTCTGGTTGGAGGCCCGGAGCTTCCCGACGCAATGCTGGCGGAGTTACGGCCATACATTCACGGATCGTCTGTGATTGAGCAGGCGATGGAGCCGGTCGTTGGCTTTCTGCAAACGATCAAGAAGTCAAGAATATCAGCGACAGACGCCGCTCCTTATATTTCCGACTTTTTCTCTCCGCTCCCGAAATCGTCAAACCCACACGCAACGTATGTGTCGAGGCTTAAACTTGTTCACGACGATCCGGAAATCCGATCAAGAGTGACCGGACGGCAGTCTACGGAATTACCCAAGGATGTGGTGCTGCTAAAGACGCTAAAAACAGCGCAAACCGTCCTAGACAGCATCATCACGCGAGGAGATCGAGTGCCAAACGTCGATGAGTTTTTCAGGATCATTTCCGACATCACCAAGCAACTGAAATCAATCGCCCCAAACAAGAAGCCGCAAGAAGCCCGCGTCCCAGCGGATATGTGGAGTCAAAAATGAGCATTTCTCAGGTGAAGAAACAATTCGAAGAGTTTGCTGCGTATCTTGGGAGAGACACGGTTGGCCTTGATAAACTTCGCAAACTGAAGGATGCAGTGAACGTGATTCGCACGCGACTGTCGTCCTCGGAAGAACGCGAACTGGAGGCCGTTGAACTCAAGGCAGTCGCGACAAGCCGCGCCGCCTCTGCGGAACTGAAACTGGAAGACGCTCTCTCTGAAAATAGGCGTTTGAATCAATTGATCCAGAATCTGACGAGAGATCTGGAGTTGAGTAAAAAACCTGCCGTGAGCAACGAAAAAGATCTGCCGCAAGACGACGAAGGTCACACCACTACAGAGGCGGAATTGAAGTCGGCAATCAAACAACTGCGATCACGAATGAGATACTGCCCTATGGCAGTCAGAAGGTCCGATGGTGTTTATACCTTCGACAGAGACTCATTTTCTCGCGGATGGTCGCATCAGTCGCTATGGGAACTCGGCGCATCCGTGGCAATGCTGTCGTTTTTCTTCGGGAAAGTCACGATTCGGTCTTCGAAAGTGATAAAAGACATGGAAATGGATCGCGACCCAAACTCCAACATGGGTGTTGGGCGTCATATTGTTCAGTGGCTCCGTCGGAATATCGATGTAAACTCAAAGCCATCAGTCATGAGGGCGTTTGAGCCAGCTTCGGATTGACTGTTTACGACCGATCCGCAGTCGGCTGGCTCCGCCGCAGTCCCCCAAACACCAACGTCTGAGACAATCCAATAGACGGGTTTCCTGTCTGATACGGGCAGAGCCACCACTTCGCCCTTCTCTGTTTCGGCACGCTTCCGTTCTCCCAGAAGATCCCACCAGAGAAATGCGACAGTCCGGATGCTCTTTTGGCGAGTTCACAAATAATGGAGCCGTTGTCGTGCAAGTAGACCGCGATCGCACGGGACAGAGATTCAAGACCGGCTCCGCAGGAATTCAGCGCCGCTGTCTTTTGCATAAACCATTCCCCGTAAAACTTCGGCTGGACTGCGGAGTTCTTGACGGTGATGGTGACTTGGAAGCCGAATTCTTCATCCAAAAGCGGGCCTTTTCGCCATCTCCTGATTCGTCGCCATTTTCCCGGATGCACACTGATATAGACTGGGCCTGAGTTCGGGTGCGGCTGTCCGTTGAAGTTGATGCCGCATTGGCACTCAGACAGTCCGAAATGGTCAATGATCGCATCACGAACAAGTGCCCTTAGAATGGCCTGCGAAGGATTCTTGGACAGTTCCGGGGCGTCATCGACGGTCTGAATCAGCAGCCCGGAAGCCTGCCACTGTTCCTCGGCAGATCCAGATGCAAATCCGATTGCGACTGTCGCGCCGGTTGTCGCCCATGTCTCCGTGCATGATGCCGAAACAACTGCCGTTCCGTAGAACACGGCGGAGATCGACCACGATTCCGATGCGTCACCGGAAATTGACGCGGAGCCTGTGATGCTGCCAGAATCAGACCAAGTCTGAACAGCAGATCCAGACACGACGCCGACAACGGTCGGAACACCAGATGCCGTCCATGTCTCTTCGGCTGAACCGGAGACAAAAGCCGACGCGAAGATGTCTCCCGTGGTGTCCCATGCCTGCGAAGCTGACCCCGCGACGACAGCGGCACCGAATGGCGAGCCGGTCCCGGACCATGACTGAGAAGCGTCCCCGGAAATGGGAGCCACGGCAAACAGGGTTCCCGCTGCATCCCACGATTCACTTGCCGCCCCAGAAACGACCGCAGAAGCATAGAACGTGGAATCGACCGTCCACGACTCATCCGCCGATCCGGATACGATCCCGACACCGATCGCCGATGCTGCTCCGATATCATAGGACTGAGAAGCCGCCCCCAATACCGGAGCGACTCCAACACAATCTCCTGACGCTGCCCACGCCTGAGACATATCGCCGGAAACCGGAGCTTCAGCCATGATCGATCCAGAGTCACTCCACGCCTGAGACGCCGCGCCGGACACAAAAGCCGTCGCCCCAAGCGTGGCCGACTCCTGCCATCCCTGACTAGCGGACCCTGAGACCAGACCGTATCCAGTAATCGCCCCGGTTGCCGTGAAGGACTGAGATCCGGAGCCTGAAACGACACCGGAGCCAACAATTGATCCTGCTGCCGTCCATGACTGTGAGGCATCTCCGGAAACTGGAAACCCCGCCACTAGAACACCAGAGGGCAACCACGATTCCGATGCAGCGCCGGACACGATCGCAGTCGCGAACAAAGTTCCTGAACCTGTCCATGATTCGGATGCCGTGCCGCTCATGGCGACACCAGAAATCAGGGTTCCGGAACCGGACCAAGTCTGCGACGCCGCCCCAGAAGCTACCCCCGCGCCCGTCGCATCTCCGGACGCGGACCACGATTCGAGCATGGAACCAGACAGGACCACACCTGACTGAAGATCCCCGCTTGCTGACCACGCATCATTTGCAGAACCAACAATGAGGCCACACGCAACGACCGACCCTGACCCAGCCCACGACTCTGACGCATCGCCGGTTATGACGGCACCAGCCGTAGCGTCACCCGCGTCAGTCCAAGTCTGCGACGCGGAGACAGAGATGACTGCCCCGCCAATGAGTGCTTCATTCGCCCCCCATGATTCCGATGCTGATGACGCGACGACACCAAATCCGGTGATTGCCCCGGAATCCGTCCACGACTGACTGGCGGAACCAACGATAACAACACCGGATTCGACTGTTCCGGTTGCTGACCACGATTCGGACGCATCGCCAGAACCAACACCAGAACCAACTGCGTCACCAGAGCCTGACCATGATTGCGATGCATCAGCAGAGACAACGCCGCCACCAGTCAGCGTGCCGGAGTCAGACCAAGATTGAGACGCCGACCCCGAAATCGAGATCGGGATCGGCGTCGAAACGCGGATAAGATAGAACTGGAGCACGGATCACCCCAGATCATGCAATTGTCCAGCCGGAAGTCCGAGAGATTGCGACGCGAGCGTATGGGGTGTAGGCGCATTCGTTTGTGGTCTGACTTCCACCCGCGCCGGGATCTGCGGTGTGGAGGCTGATATACAAACTTCCGTCGGTCGCCGATCCGGGAAGCCCCGTCGAGTCGCCGATTCCAGCAATTGCGGTGTTGCTGAACAGTAGCGACAGAATTGCGTTCTGCCATGTATCGGCGATATCGCCACTCGTCGTAACCGTCAGTGTCCCGGCATCAAACTGTGGCCGAATGTTCGCCGAGATCGCCACGCTCGACGCCAACGCCTTCCGGAACAATAACTTCCCGGTTCCTGACGATGCTGTGCCGACGCCAAAATACGTTGCCGTCTCCGACCCCGATGTGCATTTAGGGAAGACGGTGTTTGCTGCGTTTGATGCTGTTTTGCTCGCCATCGTGATTCTCCTTCAGGAAGATATTACGCAACTTCCATAAATGTCGCTATGGGATGTTTCCGAGTATGGTGTAGACGCTGGTATTGTCGGGGGCCGTCACCCAATTTCGGTCACCGCTGATCGTGGCGACTTTGGTCGAGCCGACGTAGCCCGTAATCCTGCGGTTTTGCCCCGCGCCGGTCCCGGAGGTGATGACGACAACAGCATTTAGGTAGTAGTCGTCGTTGGCGTTTGCCCCGGATCGCAGGGTAATCGTTGTCGATGCCCCGGCTTGCGCGGTCCCGGAATCCAGAACGGCACCCGTCCAGAACTTGCCAGCGTTTGCCGCCGCCGTGGAGTCGCCGTTGATCTTGGTGACATCAACGCCAGTTGCTGACGTGATGTTTGTGGTTGATGCCGGACTTGCTGGCATCGCCAGAATTGCGGAGCCGGTCCAGTCGAACCTGCAATCTGTTCCGATCAGCACGTCTCCGACTGCTGGAGATCCTCCAGACTGAGCGTAGGCCGAAAGCTGGTAGGCTCCGACTGCGATCGTCGCCGGAAACGTCCCGGCATAGTTCTGGGAACTTCCATCTTGGGTCATCGAGACTGCGTAGGCTGTCCAGTGCGCAGCGTTGTAGGCTTCCCATGCCGGTGTTGTGGTGTACCAATACTGTCCAACTGCGTTTCGGACCACAAAATACGCGGTCGATGGTTTGCTCGGAACGACAAGCTGGACTTCACCTGCCACTTATTTTCCCACGAATTGCTGAAGCGGTGTTGGAATCTGTTGAGCCGTAAACGCTTGATTTCCCTGAATTGTAATCGTGTATTGACTCAATGACGATGCCGATTTCCCGATGGCCGTAACGTCAGACGAAAGGTTGTATCCGGGGTAGACTCGAATCCACGGTATCGACAGCGAAACAAGACCATCGCAAGCCGTGATCCTCAAGCATTGCGGAAACCCGCCTCGCAGCGTCACAACGGCTGCGTTGACGTCAGCATCCTGACCGCAGGAGACTTGGCAGGCATGGATGGCAATTTTCGACCCGCGATACGGACTGCGAGTATTGACGGGGGCACGATGCAGGATCGGAGAGACTCCAGCGCCTTCTCCACTGAACCTCACCCGTTCGGCAACGACGGAGCCGCCATTGTCGATCCAATATGCGTTGACCTGCTTTGGTGCCGATCCGTCTTCCGCTGGAACGATTGGGGCCGCTGGAACAAGCGTGACATTGTAAAGTCCGAGAGTCCCGCCGTAGCTGTAGATGCCATTCGGGCGCATGAATCCGGCATTTGTGATCCACGCACCATCCTGCGGGATATTTTTCCCTCTGAAATGGGCCTCACAGTCGCTGAATTGAGTGGTATCGCAGTGGGTATAAACAGCGCGAGCACCGTCCCACCGGCAACGATGGAACGATAGGGTTGCGGATAAATGGCGGTCATCGACGGTTCCATCGGCAACAACGGAGTACCCGGACCACGACTGAAACGCGCAATCCCTGAACGTCAGAAAGCTGGAGTCTACATTGGCGTTTCCAAACACGATTTGAGACGATCCGCCGACGAACTGCATGCCGATAACGCGATTCTGATATCCACCATTAAACTCGAAAATCCCGGAATTCGGATCAGCCTGAATCAGAATCGAGTCCTCGCCTCGCACGGTCTGGTACGGACAAAGCCGGATCGACCGAGAGATCCTATATTTTCCAGCCGGGAAAAAGAGTTCCGGGCAGCTTCCCATGTAGCTTCCGCCAGTTGGCTGAATCGACTGGAGCTTCGATTTGCACGCATCCGCAGCGGACTGAATTGCGGCAGTGTCATCCGAAACGCCATCGCCCAGTGCCCCAAAGTCCTTGGGGTTCACGGAAAACAGGCACAATAAAAACAGCAGCGATTTCATTTTATCAATCCTCCGGTTGTGTGTTTGACTCCAATACAGTCAACGTAACCGGATTGTTTTGGTTCAGTATTTTCGGGAACTTTTTGCGAAAATGCCGATTTTATCCATTGTTGAGCTTTGCGGTCAGCGACTCGATCTGCACTCGCGTCTCTGCGTCTCGGAAAGCGATCAGCGCGGCTCGAACGTCCCCTACTGACTGGTTTTCCAGAGCGATGACGTAGTTGTTTTGGGCCTGCCATCGCTCGTCGAGAGCCTTGTTCATTCTCGACAACTGGTTGACGGTTTCCTGTGCCTTCGTGGCGATATCGTTCAACTGTGCGGAAAACTCGCCGTTAGCATTCGACAGATCGGAAACACGCTTTTGCTCGGCCTGTTGCAGCAAAGCCGACGACGACTCCTGTTCCTCTTTGATCTTGTTTTGGAGTTGCGTGATCTGCTGTTGATAACCGCTGGCCTCTTCGGCAAGTGACGCGAGTTGCGTCTTCAGTAAATCGATTTCCTCTTGCTTGGCGTTGATCGCCTCGCTCAATTCCGCTCGCAGGGCGAGCATTGCGGAATCGTGTTGTTCCTGCGGCACGAAGCCTTCTGGCGTTTCCATATCTTCAAGATCCAATTGAAATGAGTTCAAAATAACTACCGGCGTTGACTGTTGATCCGGTCCCGAAACTGGCGTTCTGGGCGAACTGAACAGTAAGAGTCCCGCCCGCATTTACCACAATCTGCCCCTCAATGATGGCGGTAGCATTTGCTACTGCGGTGATATCACCCAAGGTCGATCCCAGCACCGTCACCTTGGATGTTCCCGGCACTTTCAGCACTCCCGCGTCGGTAACGTAGGCATAAGCTGTTATCGCCGTCGCCGTCGCTGTGCCGCCAATGGCGAATTTGACGCCTCCCGATGTGTTTGTCGTCGTAAAAAGCACGGCCCGGAACGAGTAGATTTCCCCCGCAAGTACGTTCCTTGTCAGTCCCGTGATGTTAGCTAGTGTAGTGTCGCTCGTTTTTGTGAACCCACTCGATGCCCGACAGCTAAGACCAGTCAGTCGGTTGGCTTGGCCAGCCTCTGTTCGAGCATAAAGCTGGCGGTCGCCAGCAACAGCATCAACACCGACCATCGAAATAGTGTCGGCCACGGCAGATGCTAATGCCGGGGATGTTGACCCGCCTTTGAGTTGGAAATTGTACGCCGCCGAGAATTCGGCGATCGAGGTGAGCAGATTCCAGAATGAAATCGCCGGGCGAGTCCCGACGTTGGTGTTACCAATCTGAGCCATGAACAACAGCACCGGGTTCGTCCCGCTGTCCGTCGTTCCCTGCGCATTAAAGTTCAGCGCGACGTTGGTTCCGGACTGAACACCCTGAAACTTCGGCGCGAACTCATTTGCGTTTGATGTCCCATTCACTAAAGCCAGTGAGCTTGAAGCATCATCGCTCACCTTCCATGACTGGATTGTTTCCGCTGTCGCAGCAGCAGCAGTTCGGGTAATGTTCTCGCCGTTCGGCAATGTACGAGTCATCGAATTCTGTGTGATTGTATCACCAGACGCATTACCAATGGTCATGTTGCCATTGATTGTCAAGTCAGTGAATACCCCGGTATTTGGTGTAGTCGCACCAACTGTCCCGTTGATGTTGATGCTTGCCGTGCCGGTCAGGTTAGTGACAGTCCCACTGGAAGGAGTACCGAGAGCACCGCCGTTAATAACGGGAGCACCGGCAGAACCAACTGCTACGCCAAGAGCAGTAGCGATACCAGTGCCAAGGCCGCTCACGCCTGATCCAATCGGAAGTCCAGTGCAGTTCGTAAGAATGCCAGATACAGGCGTTCCAAGGGCTGGTGTGACGAGCGTCATGCTCGTCCAAGTCCCGCTGGGAGTGTACGACCCGCCTAACTCCAGAATCGTATCGTTGGCGTTGCGAAGCGTCTTGGTTTTTTCGGTCGTCAGCGGCCCCGTGAATTTCGTAAATCCATTTCCAGTGCCGCCATAAGTCGACGCGATAATCTGAGCCAGATCTGCGGAGCCATCGAAACTGTTTCCGTAGATGTTTCGCGCTGTTTGAAGTGTTGTCGCAGTCCCAGCGTTGCCACTGACGCTCGTTTGATCTCCGGTGTTCGTTCCTGAAGAAGTGCCGGAACACGTCCCCCCACCAAGAACGACCGTCCCGGTGGCATCTGGCAATGTGATGACTCGATTGGCAGTCAGTGTGGTCGTGGTGATCGATGAGACGAAACTACTGGTTCCTCCCGCTCTGGGGGACAGCTTGACCGCGTCCTGAGTCGCCGCCGCGATTGCGGTGACGCTTGCGAATGATGGATCCGATGCCGACTTCAATGCCTGATCCAGCCAGTCGCTAAGTGCAGTCATCCCGGATGGTAGTTGCACCACTCCGGGATAACTGCTTGTCGCTGGTGGAGGATACGGAGTCATCAGGCCATCACATACCAGTAGACTTCAGAGCTAATCAGCGTCGGCAGCAAACGCATCATGATCGGCAGCGTTCGCAACTGATTCGCCAGTGCATACTCGACGTCGAATCCTTCGGCGAGATTCGCGGCAGCAGCGGTGATCGACGTCGGGGCTGGCGCACAATCTCCGGCTCCAACTGCGGTGAGGACAAGTGCCTTTGACAAGGCCGCTTTACTGAACAAGCAACCGACGTTGGCGATGCCCATCGTTCCGATAGCGGTGGCTCCACCGACAACAGCGGCAACTGATGTCCAACTCAATCCCTCGAACACGCAAAACGCATTCCCGCCACGGTAGACGAGATCAATGACGGAGTCACCCCAGAAGTCGGCGCGGACCTGCTGGGCTTCCATCGTCTGGCGAATTCGAAAAGCATCAGAAATCACCCCCAGCGAGGATGAATTCCACGTCCCGGAATATCGTCCGGACTGAAACGTAGCGGCAAGACCCATAGTGGAGTTCCTTATTCTGCGGGAGGTTTGGTTTCTTCTGGTTCTGGAACCGTTTCTGGTTCCTTGGCGGGTTCTGCCGCCTTGGCTGTTTTCGCGGCGGCGTGCTCGTGAGCCTTGCGGTCAGCGGATGAAGCGTGAGACTGCTCCGCGACGATCTCCGCGTAATCTGCGGACTCCAGACATAGCGGGCACGTCACAACGGACGCGACGGGAGACCAGCTTTCCGGGATCGATGATTTCGGATCGCAGGCGACATGGTAGTTCATGAATTCCGATTTCACGGCACCATCTGGATTGGCGACCTGCAAATGAACGAATACTTTTCGAGGGGTTTGATTGATCATGTCGCCGTTCCTGATAACTGAGTTCGTCTTACACCGTCAAACGTCATCGTCTGAGACAATCCGATCGGTGGGTTACTGGTCTTGCTGGCGGGATTACTTCTCCACCAATCCGCAGTTCTTTCAACTGCCATCCCGCCGTCTTGAAAAAAAACACCGCCGGAATACTGGCCTTCGTTTCCCGTCGCCGTTTCGAGTCCGCACATAATGCTGTCGTTGTCATGCAGGAACACCGCAATGGCACGGCAAAACGACTCCAGACCGGCCCCGCATGTTCCAAGTGGCACTGCGTTTTGCAGATACCATTCCCCATAATTCTGAGGCTGAACCCCAGAGTTCTGGACACTGACTGTTACCCGGAATCCGAGTTCCTCATCAAACAGCGGACCGCCTTTCCACTGCGATGCTCGCCGCCAAGCCCCCGGATGCACGGCAACGAACAGTGGCGATGCACTCTGCGGAGGCTGTCCGTCGGCATCCATGACCATGCACTGGCAATCCTTCAGGCTGTATTCCGTCCTGATTGCGTCTCTGATCGCGGCGCGTAGTGCTAACTGACTCATAGTGCAAACGGTGGATTGAGGTCGATGCTACGGACTTGTGTGCTGTTCTGATCCCCGGTGTTGAGCCAAGGCATTGTTCTGATCTTCTTGTCGGCTGGTCGCTGATCGTGGCGGAGGTTCGACATCGAAACCCCCGGATCTGCTTTCACGTTGACGCCCGGAATCTGCCGTTTCCCTTCTCCGATCGACTGCAACGCCTGCATGCGCTCGTCAAACCACGCCTGAAGGCCCGGCGGAATGGTCCCGTTCTGGCCGCTGCGAAAGATCCAGACCGCCGCGATGATGGCACTGGTGTGTCGCAGCCAGTCAGGATGCAGTGCATGGGTAACTTCTAAATCGTATTGATGAACCAGATGCGAATCGATTTCTGCGTCGGCAGCGTTGATTGCGTAGGCGATGAATGCGGTGTCCGTGGTCACGGATGTCGGATCGCCGGTTGTCACCTGCGGCATCGCACATGAACCGATATACGTCGTGACATCAGTGGCCGAACAATACGGATTCGTCACACCAGCACCTTTTTCCGACCGATACGGCTCACCATCAGTTCAAGGTTTTCCAAGCATTTCTTCAGCGGCACACCAAACCCGGTCACCGCCGAAGCGAAATCGAAATAGACTTGCTCAACGGAACCCCACGGGAACTGATTGGTGTCATACTTCCCGATCTTCCCGGTCCTGCTCACCGTCACCGACCCCGGATTCGCGATATTCACTGGTGACAGGTTCAAACATTGTTGAAGCCAAGCCAGACGTTGAGTTTCCGTCAGATTGTCCAGCAGAATCTTGATTTGCTTCCGGTCATCCAAATTGTCAATCTGTCCGATCTGCCCCAGCATCCCATTCTCCCCGTGTTGAAACAAAAAGCGGGACGGGCTGTGGAACCCGCCCCGCTCGGGCATCAGTCATTCAGGCCGCATCAGGCGATCGTTCCCCACGCCGAAGCGTTCGGGATGTACCACGCCGGAAGGGCGTTATCGAGGCTATACATGAAGACCCCGGCGGGATCGTCAACTTCCTTCGTCCAAGCGTAGGCACCGTACTGGACGCTGGTGTTTTTGCCGTAGCCTTCGTTGACAGGCTCCGAACCGAGCAGCATTTCGCAAATGTTGCTGTCTGGTTCAGGACCGAACCAAGCGTATCCATCTGGCACCAGCTTTACCGTCGAGGTATTGCCGAGTGGGCCGACTTCGATCACCGCGTCCGTAATCATGAAGTCGAAGAATGGGCAGGCTCGCAGCGTTGCGTGCTGAACGGTCAGTGGCCGACCATTGGCACCCATGCCGACATCTCGCTTGAAGGTTTCGAATGGCGTTGCCGAAGTACCGGCTTGCTTCTGGACCTTCGTGTTGTTGATGATGTACTGCCAAGTCGTCGAGTTGATGATGATGTTCTTCAAGCTCGTTCCAGCCAGATACTGGAATGCGGCGTTGATCTTCGCCAAGTGCAGTGGGATATCCGCCGAAGCATCGGACCAGAGGGTGTCGATGATCGCCCCGCTGCCCGTCATGTTCAGATTCGTCTTGTTTCCGGCTGGCATCTTCCAGTCCACGGTGAATGCGGCACCACTCGACGTGAAGTCGTAATAGATGTCATCACCGCTGACGTGACCGTACAGGGCACCGCCTCGCATCATCCCGGCAACCAGCAGCAACCGGAAGTTCGCGGCACGCTGGCCGAGATACCGCTGCTGCTTCATGATGTAGTCTTTGCCAGCTTCGTCGTATTCGTTCGACGGTCCGCCGATCTTACGGAAGTTGTGCAACTCATCGTGGAGCAGCGGCAGCTTTTCGTACATGCGAGGGAACGTGACTTCGACGCGACCAACCGGGTTCCGGCGGATCGTTCCAGCGGAGGTTCCGGGGGCGCGACCGGAGCCAACGGTACGAGCATCGTTGAAGATGTCGTATCCGACGGTTCGGTGTCCAACGCGGCGGACATTGCGTCCATCCGTCTTGGAATCGTTCCCTTGGAACCCGAAGAAATTGAGCAACTCTGACGTGGTGGCCGCAACTTGCGTCACCGCGCGAGCGGTCATTTTCGTTGAGAGCAGTTCGGCCAATGAAGCGTCAGTCATTTATCAACTCCTGAGTAACTTTGGAAGTTGCAACCCAACTTCCACTTTTTGTGAAATCAAAACAAAAATCAGGCAACGGTGCAGGTTTGCGTGCCGCCGGTTCCGGGGAATGAGGCAACCCACTTCAGGGTGCTTCCGACGTACATTCCGACCAGCTTCACACGGGCGCCGATCTTCATGCTAGACGTCGAGAACGTCAGGCTGGAAGCTGCCAGACTGTTCACAACAACGATGTTCGTGCCTTCGGCGGACGTGATGACCATGTTCTGGTTCACCGCGTTCAGGGCTTCGATTACGGCGCCGTTTGCGAGTGCTGGCAGGGTCAGGTTTGTGGAGCCGGAGCCGTTGGCGACAACGAGCTTTCCGTAATCAGCAGAGGTCAGTGTGGTGTCGCCGGTGACGGTTCGCGTTCCCACGAATGGTTCGACTGGGGCTGGGTTCGTCGAGGCGTCGTCGAAAATGAATCCGGCCTGTCGCAACTGCATGCGAGCCATCTGATCCAAGCCGATCAGTTTGCCGGTGGCGGATTTCACTTTCCCACTGACGGCGATGATGCCTTGGCGAGTCTGCGAGCTTCCCGTGGTCGGATCGGTGAGGATGACTTCCTTGGCGAGAATACCGGCAGCGATCTGGCTACCATCATTCGCGGTCGGATCGTAGTCAACCCAGTTTCCGCCGCTCGTCAGGCGAGCCATGACCAGACCGACGCGAAGCTGTGCCGTGTAGCTGGTATGGGTGCTGTCAACTGCGGTGGAGTCGATCTGGCCCAAAGGATCGTAAATCGGATCATTCAGGTAATTGCTCTGGAAAAAGCTATCGTTTTCCAGACTGAATCTCGCGTCGGTGTTGCCGGGGGTGCTGGTCGAAAAGCCGGGATAAGTCATCACTAACTCCTATGCGGATATCAAAACTGGAATGTGTCTGGAAACTTCGTGAACTCAGGCCGTCTTTTTCGGCAATCGGTATTCTTCGGCGAGGATCTGGTCGGCACGCTCGTCGCTGATGTCGCTGCCGCTCAGGAATGACTCGTCTCGGCTGGATGTCGCCGGTCGGCTAAACTGTGTCGTGGATTCTGGGGACTTGACAGCGGCTCCTTCGGGGAGCTTTTCGTAGATCTCCAGTTCGCGAACCAACAGGACGTTGTCGGGTTCGGACTGTCGGCTGAACTCATACTTGCCGATCCGATCCTTAATGGCATCGACTTCTGGTCGAGTGCATCGACCGGAATCAAACAGGGCTTCCGCACGTCCAACCAGTCCGGCCTGCTCAAGTCGCGTCAGCTTGTTTGCCATTGCAGCATTGAGAACTCGGAGGTGGTCAAACTCTTCGCGGCTGAACTCGTGTTCGTAATCGCCATCGCGGCTCATACTGACAACGGCTGGAGTTGCCGTAACCGGAGCGGCGGGGGCCGATGGTGGCGGGGCATACTGGCTGTCGTCATCGCCGTCATCATCGTCACCGACATTGACGCCGTGCATTTTGGCAAGAGCCTTCATGCCTTCTGCGGACGCCTGATTCACCGCATGCAAGACCTGCATACAGATCGCCAGTGCGTTTGTATCGTTGCCTTCGTCGCCATCTGGCTCCTGTTCTGGAGCGGCGGCGTATGGATCAGGTTGAGCGTTCGGGATTCCGCCGGGCGCGCCGGGGTTTGGTGCAAACGTCGCCGAGAATTCGTGAGTCATTCGCAGTTTTTCGGCAGCAGCAGCGAGGACGTCAGGATTCTCAAGCAATCGTTGAATGGCTTCGCTGACTTCTGGGGTATCCGGCATTTCGTCGTCTCCGGGTTGCGACCATTCGGAACTTTCGTCCCACGCGGTCGTTGAAAAACACATGGCTCGGGAGAACGCTAACGTCGCGTCGACCGGCTTGAATTCTCGGGATTGATTTACCGCCACTGGCTTCGTCGTCAGTGCGATGTGATGGATTGGGTTCACCCATTTCCGGTCAAGACTGTCGTTCCATGTCCCGCCAAATTTCGGGGAGACATAACAACCACGCTCGACCAGCGATTTACCGCACTCATCAGGAACGTCGAGCACCGCCATCAGCGTGTCGCCATCCCGGTAGATGCTTTCAACCCAACCGGCGTTGTTTCGCGGATCGCCATCGCGCCGCTTACTCCACTCGATTGGATTGGTGTGAGGATCAGTTGCCGGTGGGTGCTCCCAAGGGACGGGAACCCCGATGCCAGCCTCTTTCATCTTGTTGAAGGTGTCGGCCCAATGGTCGAGCGTCTCAACGGTTACCGGCACGACGAAATCGCGGTTGTGCGGATTCGGTCGATACTCGGCTGCTCGAATGATGTCTTTGGTGACCTTCATGTCGGTCATCGTCCGCGAAGATGTGAAACCCCGCGACGTGAACAATCAGAAGATTGTGGGAGATTACGAGTTTTGCTTGAATTGACTACCCTTAGGAAGTTTACTAGAATCTTCTCGGGGACGCGGATTCCCGGCGAAAATTCATGTGAGTAGCCAATTCCGTTCGTGATCCGTGAGAGCGATGGGAAACAGGTTCATTTCGCCAACACCTGATGGTTGGCCCCGATCCACGGTCATCAGGGTTTGAGTCGAACAAAGGAGAGCTTCATCGTGAGTGAGTCGCCACAAGAACACGTATTGGCCGGAGAATTACCGGCGTTTCCTTGCCCCAATGACGCGAAAGGATTCGAACTCGGAATCACGATTCGCGACTACTTCGCAGCGAAGTTCATGCAGGGGGAGATGGCTCGCCCGTGTCGCGATGGTGAGTGTTTGTTTTTTGATGAAATCGCCAATCAGGCATACGACATGGCTGACGAGATGCTAAAAGCGAGGATGGGATGAAACTGGAAGAGTGGAGCCTGTCGACCGGGGTTTTCCCTGAAAAGGTGTCTGGGACACGGCTGGTTAGCGTGTTCTGCGACATTCTCGAACCTCGCCGAAAAGAATTGTGGAACCTGAGCGATCACCGGGTTTCGTCAGTGTCTGGTGTTTCTGTGTATTTGATGCCGAAGGGGGCTTGATGATGGACGACGCGATGCTCAAAAGGTATGTGGAGACTCACAATCTTGCCAAGCAGCGGGCGATTGATGTGATTGACGCTGTCGAATTCGACGGATCTGCCCCGGTTGAGTTGCTGTCGCTGGTATATGCCATGCTGAGCCTCTTTATTTCCGTCCGCAAGATCCAAGTTGAGCCGAACGCACTTCCATTCATGGCGGATGACGTTATGAACTTTGTTGCCGAGAAACTTCGCGACATTGGGAAACACAAGGAAGCGGCAAGCAATGATCAACCCATTCAGTGACGTATCGGCGTGGCTTCAAACGAACCCGCCGCACACTTGGGGGATTCCGACGTTGGCATGGGAATGCTTCGTCCAGATGCAGCCCGACAACTCCGTGCGATGTCCAGTCGCTCATCCCTATGCGAAGTTTTAACTATGAAGAAAAAGCGTGTTGTCAAGAAACTGGCGAAGAAAAGCAACATCCTGACGCCCGATCAGGTTCGGACTGAAACGCCAGTCCTTCTGAAGAACGCCGGGAAGCTGTTTGCCGTCCCGGCTTCGATGTCCGACATCTACAACTGGCGTCAGCGAGGGGCCAGAGACGTCAACGGTGGCCGGGCCTATCTGGAATGGTACAGGCAGGGCGGCAAGGTTTACACGACGGTCGAGGCAGTGAAGCGGTTTTCGGACGCAACAAATGGGTGAGGCTGAGATGGACGTTTCAAGCGTAGAAAAGCTGTCTGCGTGCTCCGTGCGGTGGATTGTGCAGAAGCGAAATGACATGGGCGTGTGGGTGGATTGTCCAGACTTGTCATCGGATTGTCTTGATGTGGCGAGACGAAACCGGGGCCATGTCTGTCAATCTCGCATCGTCGATTTGGATCGCCATCGAATTGTCCGCCGTGTGACATTTGATTTTCTTGAACCAGTAAACTAGGTGAGGGCAGCATGAGTGCATCCGACCTGATTATGACAACTGCCACCCCATTGATCGAAGATCTGCGGGAAGACCTCTACAAACTCTTCGAAGCGGACGATCGTAGCATCCCGGAGATCTGCGAGGGCGCTGGAGTCGACAACGCCAGTGTTTACCGATTCTTGAAGCGAAGCCGCGACAACCTTCATGTAACAACAGTCCTGTCTCTGGCGGAAGCGATGGGGTATCGAGTCACGTTTGAAAAACTGGCCGAACAATGACGACATCAGTATCAGCACGTCCAGCAGCCATTAAGCCAATGCAAACCCACGGGCTGTTTGACGAAACATGGCATCCGCCGGTTTCCCGCAGCAAGTTCGTCACCTACACGAAAGATGACGAGTATTGGCTGCGTCCAGTGGGGCTTGGTCGCATCGAGAAAACCATCCGCAATCTGTTCGATGTTCGTCTGAGTGACATGACGCTTGTCGGTTACGTTGATGTAGATCCAACGAAAACGAATCGCCCGTGGCTGAATCTTTCAGTGATCCTTCCATCCAGCGAGTTCGACGATCCAATGAGTGGTCCGGGGCCGAATCGCAGGGAATACAATCAGGTAACGATGAATGTTCGGTTGGTAGTTTTGGGAGAATCGCGGTTCGCTTGCTGGATTCTGGAATCGGCGATTGACGCATCGCTTCTCGTTCAGATCGGATTCATAAAGCTGATCGGGCAGGACAATCTACACCGATGGTCGAACGAACTGCGAAGAATGCACTATGCACGACAGCAGTATGGTTTTCATTGAGATTTAAGCGGAGAACGGCGACGATGGCGAACAACGATTGGCCGAAAGTTGGAGACGAGGTTAAAATTGTCCCCGGATCAACCGTCCAATGTGCCAGTATTCAGAACCTCAATATCGAAGTTCTCGGTGAGGGACGAACGATAAACGTCTCCGCTGGTCAAGTCGTTGACCGGTTTGATGACAAGTCGCCGCATACACCGACATCGGAAACATCGCGATTGATGTCTGTTCGCCTGCGTCAAGCGATCCGCCGTTTGTTTGACCTCGAAAAGCGGCTACAGTGCCCCGGCAAGGATGCCCCGGATCACGAACACATCGAGACGGCGGCAAGGATCACAAACGATGTTCTGGCGGTTGTTGACGATCTCAACGGTTCGATAATCGAAACCGTGTTTTAGGGCGTGCCGATTACCGCTGGCCGAACATCCAGAACCGGAGCCTTGATTGGCGCCGGTTCGCTTGCTTTCTGCTCCGCCAATTCCGCGTCGAGCTTCGCCTTGGCATCGAATGCCTCACGATGGGCGATGAACTCTGGGCGGTAGGCGTCGAGAAGGTTTCGTTCGTCCGGCAGAACCGATTTCATGTATTCGATCACGACATCGATTTCCGGAAGCGTGAACGTCTCCGCCATTTCCCACCGAGCACCGTAGAGCGAGTGTCGCGGGATCGTCCGGAGAATAAGTCGCGTCAGTTTCTCTTTCAGTTCGAACTTCACCGCCGCGCCTTCGAGCCGTTCGTTCAGTCGCTTCACCTCCGCTTGGAGTTCCTGAACCGTTGGCTGCTTCTGCCCCTTGTCATTGCTCATAATCTGACCCCCTGTGATGGAAACAAAAAAGCCGCAGTCAGGACCGTTAGGCGCTGTTGCGGCTGTGAAACACCGAGTTGTTGAACCGATATCAGAAGTTGTACGTCTGGCTTTCATCCCCGTTTGACGAGATCGCGACCTTTCCGCCGCTGATGTAGATGGTGCGGTACAGGTGCGACAGGAACTGCATGTCTTTCTCGTCAAGTGCCCGCATCGCGAAGAACTCACAATGCCTTCGCAGGTCGCCCATCGTTCCGTCTGGAGCCTTCTTGGGGGCTACGAATTGATTCTTTCGACTACTCATTACGAACTCCGATTTGTTGAACATCTTCTTCTGTCTTCTCCAGAAGGATGCCAGCGTGAGCCAGCCTCGCAATGATCGCTGCGGCGTTATGATCGACGGCCCCCGGAACGCCTCCCATGTCCAGCAAAGCCTGAGCAATGATGTCGCGAGCCTCCATCCACTCGCCAGCAATCTTCCTCATGTCGTCTTGATCGCTCATCACCGCGACTCCGAAGTTAAACTTGCCATCCGTGGTTTCGTCAGCACTGACGATCGCACCCCACGCTCAAAACAATCCTTGCAGATCGGTTTCACCAGCTTCTTGCCGGTGTGGTCCCGGCTGTTCTGCTGGCTTGGATACATTTCGTTGCCGCAACTGCATTTCAGGATTTCCATTCCATCAACTCCGTCTTGTCGGTTGATTAGTGCCCATGAACGAGTGCCTCCGGGTTGTCGTCGATCCAGATATCAACCTTGATGCCGCGAAGCTCTGCCGCCTTCAGCTTCGATCCGAGATTCGTGAACAGCCGGGGAAGAGATATTCCGTGTTCCTTCATGAACTCACGGACGATCTCGACGTTTTCCTCTGTCTCCCTGCGGGCGGTCACCAGAAATACGCGATGGCCGTTTGACTCCGCGTCTGCGATGAACCTGCACCAGATCTCCGGGCAGGCGGTCAACGTGTCGTCGAAGTCGATAGCGAAAGTCAAACTCATGCCGGTGTCACCCCATCCGAAGCAAGAAGAATCGTCACGGCCACGGAGATTAGCCCGTGAGCCGACGCGACAGCGGCAAGACCATCCTGTATCGCAGCGATCATGCTTGCGGCTTCAATCGTCAGTAGTAGCCATGCGCCGATGTTGACCATCTCGAACCTTTCAGGAAGTTTCCGCGAATCTTACGCTTTTGATTCCGGTCCGTCAAATTCCTTGAGGATTTCGATCAAGTCGCGGCGAACCTCCCTCAGAATTACGATACGGAGTGCTCCTTCATCGGCTGGGTTGGTGGCGTCAACAGCCTCGCCGATCACTCTGGTGTAGTCGCGAATCCTGTCGGCAAGAGTTTTCGGAACGATCCGCTTCAAGATGACGCGAGGGCCGAGACAGGGCTGGTTGCCACACTTCGCCTCGATTACGGTGACGCCGTCCTGATGGAGATAGCAATCAACCAGCGGCGATGGCAATCTGAATTCGCCGGTTGCTACCCAGCCTGCGGGAATCGGAATCTTGATTTCGGCAAACTGAGTTGCGGCGACGGCGATGTTCGCCACCCATTTATCCTCCATGAAGCCTCCTTGGCGAAACACCCCGTAAGCGACCTTCCCATCGCTCCACGTAATCTGATATCCGTCGCCGTTTTTCGTGAACACTCCATCGACGGGGCCGTTGTATCCCGTCCAAACGACCTTCGCTCCGTTGGCCAACGCCTTGAATTCCTCGATCTTCATTCCGCATCCTTTTCCGCAAGCATTTCGTTCAAGGTGACGCCGCGAACATTCGCGACAACATGCGCGGCCCAGTAGCCGTTCATCCACCAAATCCGCTTCTGTGACACGTCGGCTGCGTTCCCGTTCGATTTGTAAGGGCAGTCCGTGTCCTGTGAACCCGCAGCGAAGGCAGAGACGCCTTCATGCTGGATGTCTTTTTCATTCTTCGAGCGTCGCTTCCCTTTCATTGCCATACTCCCGTGAAAGGTTTCCCGAGAGGATCTGCAACGATACCCTTCAGGTTTTCGCATTCGTAAATCATCGTCGTCTCTGGATGGTCGTAGACGATTTTTTCCGTATCGTGGTAAATGTGAATCGACAGCGCGACCGATCCACCGCGAACTTTCCGCAACAGGGATGTCGTCGGCCAGTAGATCATGTCCATGAATGACCTGAATTCTCTGCCGGATTCCTCCGCGAACCGAATCGACGTCTGCACCCATTCTTGACCGCAAACGCCGTGTGGCCTCCGGTCAAGCTGAAGGCAGATATCCACGTCGTGCGGCCTCTGCTCGCCGCGAGCGCAGGAGCCAAATAGCCACGCACGCGCAACGGATTCGATGAATTCTCCACTGGCGTTCACTTCATCGCACCGGCGAACAACACCATCAATCAGTCGTTTTGCTGTTCCGCAGGCAAGCCTACGATTCTTTGATCTCATATCGCGATCCCCATAAACTTCGATCCGTGATAACAACCCGTCCTGTGATACGTTCCAGAATCCGATCAGATCACAAGTTTATCGGAAAATTCCCGACATCATCCGAATTGCATCCGCCTACCGGGTAGCGAAGGGCCAGCCGCGATCTCCACCGGGGCCGCGTTCTCGCCACCGCCGATGTGGATCGTGTTGTGATTCTCTGCGTACCACGCCGCCATGCTGACGTTGTCGACGAAATCGTCGTGGGGGGCTGTGGCGGAGCCAAACGAAAGTAACTCCGCTTGGCAAGCTGACTTCCACTCCGTCTCTTCTGCGGGGAAATAGATCATCCCGGATTCCATGCGAATCTGCGCAGGTGCCGAACGAGAAACCTTGTCTTTCGAACCCGTCAGAAACGCTTTGACGGGAATTCCGCCGATACAAGCGTTGTTCTTTCGCAGCGACTGCAATAATTCAACTCCGGATGACGCCTCTTCGATAAGAACGAATTGGGCGTGCGATTGCAGGCAGGCTCCAGACAGAAGCGGCAGAAGTTCCGGCGTGTCCACCTTCTTGCGGATGACATCGAGCAAGACAAGAGATCCAGATTGTCGATGGTAGGCCCATGTGCAGATCACGCTGAAGTCTGCCGTCGTCTTTTCCTTCGTGGCCGTGTCCGCAGTGACGAATATGACGCAATCCTTTTTGCTGATCGCCAGCGTCGAAAGCGGCCTGTTGTGCTCGTCGAATCGAGGCAGCTTCAGGTAGTCGCCATTCATGGTGTAGTAACGGAACCATGCCAAACGAAACACGCCACCTTCGGCAGTGATGTTCCAGTCGCCATGCTCCGCCTGCTGTCTCTCGACGAATGTCAGCTTTGACAGCGCCTTGCGGTATTCGTTTGCGTCCATCGCGGGGTTGTCTTGAATTCGGGACGGGACAAATGTCCTTGTCGTGTACCCGACCCCATCGCAATAGAAACAAGGCTCCTTGTCGAGCTTCCCTGTTCCCTCGCAGTCAGAGCAAACCTCCCCCTTCTTCCACAGCCTGTTGAACCGGAATTCGTTGTCCTTGCATTCCAAGTATCCTTTCGGGATGAACCGATTTTTAACCCACTCGGAGTGCTCGCCCCCCGGATTCGACGCCGATCGGCACCGCAGCGGGATATTGAAGCCGGTCTTATTTCTGCGAAGACGAGAGAACAGGAACCGATAGCACTCCTCCGGGATCTCAGTCACTTCATCGTATGCCAAGAAAGTGTATTCGGCTGACCGATGATTGTCGGCGTGCTTCTGTGACTGCATGTAGGCGAACGAGAGCTTCGCGCCGCTGGGGAACGTGAAAACGCAATCATTGGCGTTCCAGTGGACGTCGGAGCCGTCGTAGATCAGCCACGACTTCGCACGGTCCATTATCGCGCCAGATTTCGAAAGGTTGGTGTACGTGGCGCGAAACACGCAAGCCGAGTATGTGGGGATATCCACGAATTGGAGAGCAGCCAGAAGTAAGGCATTCGATTTTCCGCCGCCCGTACTTCCCCCTGTGTAAGCCTCTAAATCATTGAGACTTATGAACTGCTGTTGCTTCGGGTACGGATTCGGGCAAGCTCGCATCATGTATGGCGTGATACGGTAGCCTCGATCGACGTACTTCGCGTACTTCAGGGCAAAGTCTCGCTCCGCTTGCGTGAGATGGTCCCAATTCGAAAGTAGAGCGTCCAGTTCCGGAATCAACTCTTGTGATCGGGCGAATTCTTCGCAGGACTCAACAGTCTTCGGGGCCGGGACCATCAGTCGGTTTTGACTTTCTTCTTTCGTGGTTTTGGCGGATGTACCTCACTCCAGCTAACCTGCACCTCGTCCATCGCAGCCATATTTGCGGCGGATTCAATTTCTTCGACGGTCGCAGTTGCGGGAACCTCGAACTCAAATTCAACCGGCGCGGTCCCATAGCATGTTGCCGCGTAAGCCTCGCCGCGAAACTTCCGCATCGGTGGCGATCCGACTTCATCCCGAACCTTAGCATCGTCGCCGGTTTTTCCCTGCTTCGAGAGTCGGTAGCACTCCAGAAGATTCAATATGTTCGCAATCGAATCAGACTTTCCGGACGCCGCAGAGGCCATGTCGTTGATCTTTTCGATAGCCTTGTCGTAAACCGCGTCCTCAATCTTCTTGATGGCCTTGGCGAGCATCCAGCACGTCCAATTCGCTTGATCGTCGCCGAGTCCGGTCAATCCACCGAGTTGGAATGATTGCCGCCCGACGACAAGAATCGGGACCGTATCCTCGGTTGAGATTCGCGAATACTCCGCTGCGATCTGCTTTTCGCGATCAGTCGCCGGGAGCTTCGACAGATCCGGTAGCTTCGTTCCGGGGAAATCGTTCGTCATCCTGCGGACCATTCGTCTTCAGTGTGGTTTTCAACTCTCGGCATCTCTCGCATGGCGATACCTGCCCATTTTTCCCACGAAATCAACGCATCAAGGCAAGACGAGAGTCGCTCTTGTAACTTGGTGTTGCGAAGCCTCATGAACCTGAGTTCGTCTTCGAACTCTTCGTGAATCGCATCCCGGACGCCAGCCAACTCCGCCTCAAGCTGGTCCGCTCGTGGATTGCCGTAGAGACCGAAGGCAAGCCCCATCACTGTGCATCCGGCAGCGAATCCAATGAAAATGTCGACAACAATCATCATCCCTCCGCTCCTCTCCGATTTTCCGTAGAAGTTTCCGACCAACTTCCAGTTTAGCGGCGCGAAATCAGAAATCAAGCGGAAGTCTTGACCATCGCCGCCGTCGCGACAATAATTTCCGCATGGAGAAGAATCCAAAAGTTGCGTTTTGTCCGTTCTGCGGGGCGCAGAATGTTGCGTTCGTGTCTGGAAGCAAGTTCACGACACCGAGTCGCGGCGTGCCGAGATGCCATGAATGCGGATGCACGTTTTTCGTTGACTTCGGTCGACGGTTGACGCCAGAAGAGTTGAGATTGGAAAGAAAAGCGAAATGAAAAAGAAGAAACCGAAGCCACCGGAACTCGGCAAGCTCTACACCTCTACGGAAGTCGCCGAATCCCTCGGATGCCACAGCCGGTCCGTCCAGCGTGCGGCGCGAAATCACAACATCGGCCAGACCGTGGGGCGAGCACTGGCGTTCACTGACACCGACATTCCGAAGCTCCGCGCCGTGATCCTTCGCAGCCCCGGAAATCCGAAGCTCGGGGAAGGGTCGAACAATGGCGGGGGATGGCCGAAAGGGAGGCCACGGAAGTGAGCAGCAAATACGACATCATTCTTCCATCGGTCGAGAGATTCGAGAGCCTCCGCGAAATAACTACGAGACCAGACATTGTCGCTGGCGTTGAGCAACCCGTAGAGACGAGGCTTGTCCACCGCCGTAGCCGAAAGTCGTCGCTCAATGCTGTCGAGACTTTGGCAAAATATTTTCGCCGTGAATTCGGATACGACCTTCTCCAATACTCTGCGGTCGAGGCCGCTCGCGATGATGGCACGATTGCTGTCCTATTTCTCGACTCCATGCCAGAAAAGCCGGTTGCAGTTGGCGCTTGCTGCTTTCGGTTTCGGCAGTATCCAAACACGTCCCCAAGCAAATACTGGGCGATGCAATGGGCGTGGATGCACCCTTACGTCAGGAAGTCTGGCAGGATGTCCAAGGCGTGGCCCATGCTCCAGAAGATGTTCAGCCCATTCGATGTTGAGGGGCCGCTGTCGACGGCCATGACGGCGTTTCTGTCAAAGCAGTCCGTTTCGGAGAATCTCACGATCACCAACGAAGACGGCAGGTCGAAATCATTCTTTCTCTACTAACGAAATCAGACGCCGAATCGAAGTGACGCGGCGTCTGACCTGCTCCGTGGCTCCAAGCTCTACGGAGTCTCACAAGCCCCTGAATGGGAACTCGCAACGATAATCACTTCGACTCCTTACTGCACGGTGCCCAGTCTTCGCCGGGGCGTTTGATTTCCCATCCATCATCCATAAGCCTGCTCCATGAAATGTCGTCGGGAGCGAGCGAGTTGACGATCAATCCTTCATCTGCGCATTCTGAGACTGCGAGCCATCCGACTTTTGCGAGACGAACGACACTTCCCGGCGGCACGTCTTCCGGCCCGAGCGGAACCAGTCGCGGGGTTGTGCTGCGGAGTCGGTAATACACTCCAGCATCAGTTTGTCTAACTGTTTTGTCGGCTACGTTCACATAGGCAGATCGGCCCCAATGCTCTCCACGGTCAGTACATTCCAGCACAAACCCATCCGGCACTTTTCCGCCGTTCGCCTCGATTCGTTCAAGTGCGTCCAATGTCTGCCGCATCAGTTCGACTCGCTCTTTCAGGTCCATTTAGCTCTCCCGTTTGCGGAACATCACCCGCCCATTGATACGCTCGCAAGCCGCGTCGGATCACATTCTACGGAAGTTTTTCAGAAAATTCTCGCATTTTGGTGATCTGGAGAGTTTTTTGAGCGTAAACAGTAGCGGAAGCTCGTCAAGGCAATCAAGCCGGTGGTCAGCCTGTAGATAATTCTCGGAATTACTGTTGACGCGAGCGGGACAGGTCGATATTGTTCCTGTTGTTCAGTCACTCAACATGGAGAGGAATTACGATGAAGGCAATCGAGATCCTGAAATCTTCCGCCACGAACGGGCAGCGATACATGGACGCAATTTACGGTCCCCGTGCCGCGATCCTGCGTCAGCAAATCGCTTCAGCGGTTCACGGCGTCTCGCTGGCGAAGTCCGACAAGCGGTGTCAGTACGGAAGCCTCCGCTCCGCCCTGATTGAACTGGTGGGCGCAACCGGCAACTGCATCGCAGCCGTCGATTCCAACTTTCAGAAGATTGTCGACGAACGGAATCCGAAATGACACCAGACCAAATCAAAATGATTGTCGATGAAACGGATCGCAGGTTTCGCAGCCGGACGCCATCGAAGTCTGTGCTGGATGTTGCTCCATCCTATCGCGTAACGCGGCCCGAGATGGTCGGATTCGCGCGGAGTAGCGGGTTTGAACTGCCTCTTCCCGGAACGAACGATGACTACGACCGGGCGATTTACGAGCTTTACGACCGACTGCGAATCGAGTTCCCTGACGAACGATGGGAAAAGATCGGGACATTCGCCGCAGACCGGGCGCGTCGCATGCAACTCGGCATGCCCCAACGATCGAACAGTCTGAAATCGAAAAAGAAACCAGCCGCCAGCCTCCGTCACTGTTCGAAGTGCGGGAAGTTCAGCCGCAACCGAACGGGCGAGTATGTCCGCAAGGACGGGTCAGCGGGATACATCAACCAAGAGGAAAGGGAAACCGGCCTCGTGTGCAGCGACTGCCGGGATCTCGAAGAAACGAACGGAGAATGACGATGAAGGCAACAGGCACCCGCGACAAGGAGATGATGATGAAGGCTAGTGAACTCGCTCAAGGTGATGAATTTATTGCTCGTGGTATGTGCGGTCCTTGCCACACATACAGGCGAGTTGCTGACGAACCCGGCGATGCGACCGGGGTGATCGCCCTCGACCTTGACTGGGGTGGGCGAGTTCGGTTTCCGGGTGGAATTGAAGTTGAATTGGTGGCGAAATGACAGACGAAATTATCCTCACGATCCGCCTGAAAAACATCCGCCGCCGGGGCCGCGTCAAATTGTCCGACGGTCGCGAAGTGAACGCACACATCGGCGACAAGAAACACGGCGTCGGTTCCGTCTACTTCTACATCTATCGCGGGGCGCGGATTTGCATCCCAGAAGCGATCTACCACAAACTCGAAAAGGTTTCGCCATGAACGACACGGAAAACCCTGAACTCGAAACCGGAGCCGGTGCGGATGTCTATGCAATCCGAATTCGCCGCAGCAAGCAGACTGGCTACAACTGGACGCTTTCACTGAACGGATTTGTCCTGAATGGTCGCATCCGTAGGCCGTCAATCGAGGCCGCACAAAAGGAAGCGGAGTCGCATCTTCCCGGAGATGTCTCCGCATGGTCCGTCAAGGTTATGGATGAAAAGGAATCGCAATGACAGAATTTCACCGAGTCCCTGAAGTCTATCGCGACTACAAAATCAGCTACGATCCGCCACCAGTACCGACGCGAGCATGGGACTACCAGTTCGCTCACGTCGACTACGATGGGCCTCCGGATGAACGATGCGGGACAGCCCCGAGCTTTGAGGAAGCGAAACGGCAGATCGACGAGATCATCGCGGATGAGGACGAGAACATCGAACTATGACATTCATGAGGCCGAACGGTGTGTTTCTCTGCATTGACGACCGGGATGGATCGCTGAGGATCGAGATTTATTCCGACGAAGATGACGTCGCCTCATTCAAGCTCGTCGGTCGTGAGTGGAAACAGCAGCCAATTCCGGAATCCGGGGAGGTGAAATGAAACCACATCCACTGATCGCTCGCATCGACTCCGCCATTACCAAGGTGGACAAGCTCGGAAATTCCATCCGGGGTGAACTCCGCTCTCTCCTGCTGGATCTCCGCGCCAATCTGGAAACGCTACAGGCGAACCGCAGCCGGGCGGGACTCGCCGCCAAGGGAAACTCCGGACGACCGCGAAAGAAGCCACCAGCGGAAGCCGTGGCGATGCTGGCGAGGATTGCAGATGGATCTATCAAACCGTACCGGGCGTCTGAAATGCTTCGGGAAGCGTATCCCGATCATCCGTGCCGGTTCAGTCCGCAGATGCTGGTTCGATGGGTGGAGGAAATGAAGTGACGACACTGGATTACCAGTACGAGGAATGGTGCATCGAATGGTTGGCATGGCGAGACCAAACAGGCGCGGCACGGTATTTCGCGATCCAGCAATCTGCGATGGAAAACTTCTGGCATGGACCTGAACATGACGACACTCTGGCTTGAGACTGGCTACGGATCGAGCCGCGAAGCCGTCAAGGCGATCGAAGGCGCACGGAAGCTCGGCTATCAAGTCGGCTGGGGGAACCCGGAAACGACAATCGGGAAGACTCCGGTCGGTAGCGTCGACTACTGCGAAGACTGTCTGGGATACAACCCGACGCCTGATTTCTACCCGGTGTTCCTTCATGACTGGATGCACCGTCGGTGGGGAATCCGTACCGGCGGGGCGAGATTCCTTGGCGATTGGTTCGTGAAGTCTGCCGAACGATACAAGGCGTTCCCCGCGAAAATCGTCGAAGATTCGCAAGAGTATCCGCCGGGCTGTCTCTACCTGTCCGAAGTCGTCGAGTTCACTCAGGAGTGGCGATACTACGTCGCTGATGGCTGCGTTCTCGAAACTGGATGGTATGACGGTGACGATGAACTCGAACCAGCCCCGGAACTCAACATCGACTGGCCGAAAGGCTTCTGCGGTGCCGTTGACTTCGGGCGACTCTCAACCGGGCAGATCGCTCTCGTCGAAAGCCATCATCCATATGCCTGCGGATGGTACGGCGAAGATTCAGCCGCGTTTGTGATGTGGCTCGTCGAAGGCTGGCGGTACATGCTGAACCTTCCGGAGTTTCCGGATAGTTCGCGAAGCTAGGGACAGGATCGACATTCCGACCCAAACCACAACGGCCATCATCGCCGCCCCGCAAATCATCGCGCCGACGATCAACGCGAGAATTCCCCTTGCCGCCGCACTGCCAAGATCGTAACCGTTCATTGGTCAACCCGCGTCTTCCCTGACGATCTGGCATTCCTCGTAATCGCACTGATCGTCGATCAGAGAGCAGTTTGCGTGATGCTCAACGGTCATTCCGGGAGATAGGGCGAGTGGCGTATACGTCTTATCGAGAACGGCCACCGTATGAGCGACACACCGCTCTCGCCTCTGCCGTGCATCTGGTGTCAGTTGACTTTTGCCACTTCTTGGCCCCGCCAGCACCTTGACGCTGGAATTCTGGATGGACGGCGAAGTTTAGAACGTGCAGCTTCGACTTCAGCAACTCGTACAGCATCACGCCAGCGATACGCTCATCGTGCTCCGCGACCATGCCGATGCAGTTTCTCTGGCTCAGGCACGAAATGTAATCTTCCTCGCTCCACGGGAACTCGAAAGACTGGTTCTCGATTTCCAAGACTTCTGGCATGTCTCGACGAATCATCCAGCGAATCTGAACCTCGGTGACTTGTTTCGTTGTCATCACTCTGGCTCCCAAAAGTCGCAAACCGCTTCCCCATCAACTGACCGTGACCCCCAGATTCTGTCGTAGGAATCACCTTCCATCATTCCGACATCATCATTGCCATTCAGCATGACGTGATGCGCGGTGACTGGGTATTCGCTCGTTCCTGTGATCTCGATTTTGTCACCATGAAAGCACAGCAGATCGAGCTTGTAGGCGACGAGATGAGAGAATCGACAGGTACTACAACACCTTTCGAGAGGCTTATCAGAATAGGATTCAGGACGCATCACTCAACCCTCGCCTGTACCGCTGTCTCGTAATTGCATTTCCGCCATCTCAATTGCCGTCATTTTCGGATGAATGAACTGACGCGCCATCGACTCCATAGCCCGCTTATACACCAGCATTTCTCGAACCTGATCGGCGATTTCCTTTGCGGTGAACGGACTGGTCGCAGCATTTCCTTTTGCGAATCGCGTCACCCATGCTGGTTCATCCAGCCTCGCATATTCCAATTCATACTCGCTGTATCCGATTTCCTTGTCGTGGCAGTCCAGTTTCACGCCGTAGTAAGTTCCGTCATCCCCTCCGACGTGCGTGACTGTCCCGTAATGGCCAGCATCGCGACCGGCTTTCACTCGAACACGGTCGTACACGCAAAACAATGATCGAGGCAGGCTGATGCTACCGACAACATCGTTTGCGATCTCTCGCATCGCCTCAGCGACGCGCCATCCATTGGCGATTCCATCGCCTTCTGCGTTCGGGCAGAATCGTTCCTTGTGGGCTTTGCTTCCCGTATCCGCGAGTTGTGCGATCTGCTGTAACGCCATCACGCATTGCTTGTAGTGCTCGTCGATGTTGACTTGGATTGAACTCACGTCAGCCATTATTTTTCATCCCCCGAATGACGCTATCTTGATGGCATTTTACCAGAAACTTCCACAAATCAAGTCGAAGTTGGGTAAGTTCGTTCCAATCCATCAAGTAATTCTCGCCGGGATGGCTCGCTGTCGTTGTACGTCAATGCACAGCAGCCGAATCGCAGTAAGTGGTATTTGTCGGTGATTTCCCGCAAACGATTCATGCCAGAGCGTTACATTGACGTAGTCGCCATTGCTGCTCGCCGAAACGACCTCGCAGCCTTCCGGGAGCGGGATACCGATGTCGATCTTCGGGAGAATGATTTGCTTCGCCCCGTCGGGTGGATACGGAAGGTCTCCGTTGATCCGGGCGAGTCCGCCGCCACGAATCGAAGCCAGCATCGACAGCAACGCCGGGAAGCTCAAGGTGACGGTGATCGTTGAATCGAGTTTTCGAGCCATAGATAATTCCCGGAATTAGCGTTATTTCGCAGTTTTGACGCAAGGCGTTTCAGGCGTTCGCATTGCACGAATCGGCGGTTTCTTTCAACCCCGTGTTTTGAGACACCGAGTCGTCGCAGTAGCTGCCCATTTGCGGGTTGTCGCATGACTGCGCCTTCTCTACCCACGCCTCCAGTTCCCGCAGTTCTTCCTGAAGGTGGGGAACGCATTTCTCAATGGCCATTGCCAGCCTCGCCCATCGAGCAGACGGAAGATGGGTGCCGAACTCGGCGATCGCCCTCATTTGGCTTTCCCATGCTTGATGGTCCGACAGACGGACGCCAAGTCGGCGGGAAATCGCCACGGACAGGGCTGTCATTGCTCCGGACTGCGCCTCAACTTCCACATATCAATCGGCTTTCGTGTTTTTTGAGACTTCCGCACGATCCCGCCCGCGTCTCAGAAACGCGATAGCCGGGACCGATACGGGAAGCGTGGCCACAACAATCATGACAACAGTGAACGTAACAACATGCGGCACCAGTTCAATCACCGCGTCGACAATATGTGCGATCACGTCGCAGGAGTGTGAAAACAGGCTTGCTTTCGCTCGCTGCGCCGTAGATCGACCGGCACGCTCTCCGTTGAAAAAGTCGCTGATCGCCATCTAGCTCCCCTCAGATAGAACTCAGATCGTCCAATTTATTCTCAACCCGCACCGGCTCCGGCTGCTTCGTCCGGCTCAACACCCGCTGCAAGATGTCCTCCGCCTGTAGTTTGGCGTCAGTTGGCGTCAGTGGCTCCTGCCCCATCGAAATCGAACCGATGGCGCCAATGTTGATCGTCGTGCTCTTGGCGGCTTCCTTTTCCATCATCCCCAGCGCCAATTGCTCGTCCTTCACGAACATCTCAAGGAAGCGGCCAAGCATGCCAGCAGCCTTGATCGAGATGTCCGCCCCCATCTTCTCGTTGACGATGTTCATCCCGGTTTCCGGGTCGATCTCACGGACAGCATCGGTCCGCAGGTGGAGCATCAACCGATTCCAGATCTCCTCAATGTGATGCGACGGCGGGCCTTTCCCCTTGAAGGCGTGGGCCAGCATCCGGATGTCCGACCTAACCTTGTTTGGGTCAAGAAGTAAGCCATGAAGCGGATCGCTTCCCAACCCCTCATTCGGGCGAGCAGAAGAGGGTTCGTTTTCGTCGGTTTCTGACATTATCGGCCCCGCAAATACTTTGTCAACGTGTTATCGGAAATAGCGATAGCCTGACTGGTGTTCATCGCTCCTCCGCGAGTTGCTTCATCATCGCCTTGCCTCCCGTGGTGTTCCCAAGAGCCACTTGTAACGTGCAAGCTTGCGAGATGCTTTCCACGCAAAGTATTTACTGACGATCCTTTGCAGCGGTGGATATCCAACCCATGACGCCCACCACGATCCGCCGATTTCGTAAATAATGGCTTGATGTAGCGTTATTGGCGTGCTCAGTGGACTGGCTTGTTCCGTCATCGCTTGCTCCAGTAGTCCAAGACCTCAACCGGGGTTTGGTCGCACTGCTTCGCCGCGATCTTCAGCGCGTTGATGACGCTTGGCGTCCCCACGTAAAAATCGTTCCGGCCAATGGCGTTTCTGATATCCGCCTGCGCTCGTTCTCGCACGTTTCGCAGTTGAATCGTTGTCAGGTCAAACATGCCTACTCGTCTCCCTCGTCACCGTCGTCATATGCCCATCCAGTGGATTCAGACCGCTGGACTAATTCCCGAATGATGTTTCGCCGCGATTCGTCAATTGATGGCGACTTGCGACCGATCAGGCCGCGATTGTCGTAGCTATTCGATGACAGCCCCGTGCATCGGCTGCAAAGTCTCTTGGTTGACGTTGTGTCTCTCCCGCATCCGTCGCAAATGAATATCTCGCCCATCATCGAACCCTGTTGCGGGAGTGAAACAGCGTGAAAACACCGTAGTAGTTCTGCCGGGATCTGTGGTTATCCGGGACGGTTTGCACGCATGGCGGCTTGCGGTCGCTGAGATGGTATTCCGCCTCCGTCATCCCGCAGTCGCATCGACCTCTGGCATCGAAGCTGTGGCCGTGCTTGCATTCTGCTGTCAGCATGTCGCCCCTCTCGTTCTCGGCAGGACTGGTCTAATCTGATGCAAAACTTGTCGATGAGTTCTTCTGTTTCCCTGTCAGCCTCGATCACGTCAGCACATCCAATCGACCGCAAAATGCTTGTAGACAGGCCAGATCTTTTCCCCGATCTCTGCCGGGTCCAAAAGCTGTCCCCTGAAACTAACTGTCCAGTGCTCACGATCTCCGCTGGGGTCGCGATGCTTCTGGATTGCCACGATGTCCGGTGATGGCGGGCCGTCAACGAATCCGGAGTCGGTGCCGCTCATCGTGAACATATCGATATCGCTGATCTCGCCGGTGTGACCAACGTAACGAATAGCCTCGTCCAGTGAGACTCCGTGGATCATCGCCAGACAGGCTTGGCCGCAGGTTGTGGGGCCGACTTGCTTCACCAACATCATTGCATCAACTCCGTACTTCGTTTTCCTGTCAGTGCGTAGAGCACATTCATCAACAGCCCCCACTTTGCGACGCAAGACCAGCTTTTCGCGCCGTTCAACTGGACAAACTCGCAATCACACTGCCCGCCGCGTGGGTTCGTGGCGGTGCAGTATTCCTTTGTTTTCTGGCATTGCCGCACAACTGCATTTGTACGACCACAATGCGGTTTGTGTTCTTCAAACGGGTGACCCATCTTCCGCAGCCTCCAAAGTACCCGGATAGACGCGAAGCGGGATCACTGACGGACGCCATCGCCTGTAGCCTAAAGCGTCTTGAATCGCGTCCCGAAGCCCGTCATTTGGCGGGCTAGACAGGAACAGCTTCTGGAGTTCCGCGAACAGGGATCTGGCCTCATCCATCGTGATCTCGTGGGCGGTTTCGCCGATCGTGATCTTTATCAGGCTCTCAACTTTCATGCCGTCGCCCCCGCAGCCAGTTCCGCCTCTTTCATTGCTGCCCCGGCGTTAAACGCGGATTCCAGCATCTGGCGGATGATGTGCTTGGGGTACATCGCGGAGCCACGCGGATTTCTCATCCTGCTGCCGTCGTCGGTGTTCACCCACCGTGAAAACCAGTATTCGAACATCTCAGAACTCCCGAAATAGCAAGACGCCGACCGTATTGGACGGCGATTTCTATCACTGGAAGTATGTTAGAAACTTCTGCTGAAATGTCAACTATTCTACTGCGGCGGTGTAGTTTTCGTATGCCGCCTGCAATTCCGGGTGCGATGCTCCGAGATGTCGGCAGAGTTCGTGGACGGATTTGTCCATGTGGCGGTGATCGGCTGGAACGTGATCCGCGATGTCGTCTTCCCCTTCCTCTTTTTCGTAGCAGCATTTTCCGTCGTGGTTCATTGCTTCGTGGAGATGATGGATTAGTTCTTCGTGTGGTGCGCGGCGGGAGAACTCTTTCTTTCCTTGCGAGAGCAGATGCTTGGCGTAGTCGTATGCAGTCTTCCCGAGATCATACCCGCCAATGCGATACACGGTTTTCTTGCCGCCTTCACGCATTCTTTTTTCGTGGGCGTCCTGTTCGCGACCATCCGCCCTGTTGAATTGAGTTCGCGTCATAGGCTTGATTTTGTTTTCCTCGTCAGCCGACAGCGATTCTCCATTCGCGACAAGATCCCTTACTTTATCTTTAACCGACATAACCTTACCATCGAATGACGCTTTCGCATTCAGTGTCTTGATGATATTGGCCTTGTCTCTTGGTGACCTGTCGTTGGCAAACCCGTCGATGCTTTCACGCTCCGTCTTTTCGGCGTGTTCCTTTTCCTGTTCCGTTTTACGAATCACGTCTTGTTTAGCCTGATATTCAGCATTAAGTCTGTTTATCTCGCCCGTCTTTTTGATGTGAGATTCGGCTTCCTCTCGCGAGTTAAATACGCTATCTCCAAAACCCGGCTTACCTCGCATTGCCACAGCATGTTTAGTTGTCGGGTTTCCGTCTTGGCCTTTCACTCGAATCTCGTACACAGACGGGGAGTCCTTAGATGCGGATGAATCTCCACCCAAGTCGTCAAGCGAGTCCTGAACCTCTCCTGCGAGTTCTGGGCGGTTCTGCCGGATGTAGTCGGCCATCTTGGCGCGGCGGTCGCCCGTGGCGTTCTCCATGAGTCGGTGAACGTCTTGCTTTCGTAGTTTGCTGATGTCATCCGCTGCGATCTTGACGTGGTTCTCTGGTTTCCAGTCATCGTCGGATGGCCTCGGCTTCGGCTGGTCGCTTCGAGTTACTGGCTTTCCGGCCTTGTTGAATGCGTCTCCGATGATCCGCTTCGCGTCGAATTCGTGGACGCCTTCGTCCTTCAGGTCTTGCAGCATTTCGTCGAGTGTGTGACCAGCCTTAACGCCTGCTTCCGCTGCCGCAACTCTGGATGCGTGGAATTTACCGGCTCCGGCAAGTGCGGTGCGGTACTCCTCGCCCGCCTTGGTCTTTTCGTCGCTTGGGGCGTACATGGGCTTGAGATTTTGGTGATCCGAGAACCCCTTCAGGCTCGGGTACTGATCTTCGATAGAAAACCGAGACTTTAGATGCTTTCCAACGCCAGCGTCGAGAGCGCCAGCCTGAACGGCACTATCGACCATCTCGGAAAGTCGTTTTGGGGATACTCCGTTTTGCAGTGCCTTTTCCCAGTCGTGGCGAGCGATATCTCCGGATGCGTTATTCTCCTTTGGAGATCCAGTGAAGCCGCTTCTCCATTGACTCACTCGCTCTTTTCTTTTCGCTTGTTCTTTTTCATCTCTGGACTCCTGAAGAAAGTCGGAGGCCATTTTTTGAGACGCGATCTTTTCATCAGCCTCTGCGGTGTTTTTCGGCTTTGTTGCTAAAC